GCGTTCCCGTGGTGAAATCCGTCAGCGGGTGCTTCCACACAATCGTCTGATTGTCGCCCTCATAGCGGATGACCGCCGGAATGCCCTCCGCACGCACCTGTGCCTTCTTCACCTCCCCCTGTACGTCGTTCACCGCACCGCAGACGGGGCAGTCCACCTCGTCCACCGTGCTGTCCGCGTTCAGCTGGCAGCCGCACCGATGGCAGCGGAACGACACCGCCTCCCCCACCATCAGCGCCGATTGGCACACCGGGCAGCGGGCATCCACCCCGTCAGCTTGGTCGAAAACGACCTGATTGCCGCAGGACGGGCACTTGCGGCTGGCTAACCTTTCGGTTTTGACATCAATGATATTGCCGCACGCGCAACGGACGCGGCGGCTTGCACATACTGGTGGCAGACGGGACAGGCGATAACGAATTTACTCATAACGGCAGTTCCTCCTCTATCTCATTCCTCATGCTGGAAATTGCGCATGTGAAAGGAAAACATTCCACTTTGATTATACTGCATATATGCGCTGATTTCAAGCGGTTACAGGGCATTTTGCACCCTGATGCGACAAAAAACGCGGCGGCTTCCGGGAGGAAGCCGCCGCAAAGTTAGAACTGTGCAGTTGCTAATTTCTACAAGTTCATTTTCAATCAACATCGTAGATATTCGTTGTTTATAGTACCCCGGCTTTCTCACATATCTGTGCCGTAAATGCCCCCACACCTGTACCAATTGCAGCGGAAATTTCTTCTATTTCTCGTTTGCTGAACCGTTTGCTAAGGATTCTGTCGCCTTCAAATGTTATATCATATTTTTGTTCAATTCACAACCGCCCAAATGCCCGTAATTTCAGCGTTCCTTTGAACTTTCATGGCGCTTGAAGATGGGTTCAGACGGGGGCGTTAGTGACAGGATAGTAACACCATCACACGGGAATCTTCAGTTCCATTCCGGGGCGAATCAGGGTTGAAGTCATGCCGTTTGCCGTCATGATTTCCTTGTAACGGGAACCCTTACCCAAGAATTTCTTGCTGATTTTCCACAGAGTATCACCCTGAACGGTGGTGTACGTTTGTTCCGTGGAATTGCCGTTCAATGCGGCGAAGGACGCGGAACCAAATTTCCCATCAACAGTCAGATTGTGGGCAAGCTGAAAAGCCTTTACCCCGGCAAGCGTTTTCTTTCCGAAAATGCCGTCTGCCGCGCCGCATTCAAAGCCCAGCTTGTTCAGACGGATTTGCAGTTCCTTCACGTCGTCGCCCTGCATATTGGGGGAAGTCAGCTTCAGCACCCGTTCGCCCAGCTTGTAGGTGGTCGGCTTTTCGGGTTCAGGTTCAGGAGTGGGAATAACAGTGCCGCTTCCCTGATCGTATTTCAGCAGGAATTCGGGCAGATATGCCCATTCCGTCCACTTACGATTTTTGACCTTTGTTCTAACCACGCCGTAATTGAAACCACGGGCTTCAACGGCTTCGCCGCCGCCAATATACACGCCCACATGACCGGGACTGAAAAGCAAAATGCCGGGAACGTCGGGCAGATTGGAAATCGTGCCATGCTTGCAGCCCTTCTTTTTGCACCACTTCAACATTCCGCTTGCGCTCTTGTCTGGACATCCGTTCGTTCCATATCGAACGGAAAACTTAGCCCCGCCCTTGATGTAGGCCAGAACGCCCGCGCCGCCGTTCGTCCAGAAGAACCCCTTGATCATGCCCACGCAGTCCATACAAACCTTGCGGTTTACAATGGCCTGTTTATACTTCGCCATGCGGGAAGAACCGTAATGCGCCGGATACTGCCGGGATTTACTGTTCAGAAGGGCGGTCGTGCAGACGTAAACACAGGTTCCGTACCAATAGGGCATTCCGATCATCGAAATGACGAATGCCACAAGCTGCGAAGCCGTAAACATGATTATTCACCCCTTTCAGGGGTTCCTTCATCCAGTTCAGGCAGGCCAGCAACAGAAGTCAGCAGGGAAAGAACGCCCGCCAGCATAGAAGCGGACGCAACCATAACCCAGTTGACTTCAGAAATAACGGCAGACGTGCCGATGGTTGCAACGGCGGTCTGCGCAATGGTCTTGATTGCGCGAATGCCTGCCGCCTTAATCCAATTCTTGAAATCATACTTCATGTTCAAAATCTCCTTCCAGTTCATATGTGTGGGAACAGGTTGAAAGCGCCATAAACGAATCATGAATCTGTTTCATGACCCTGTTTTTTCCAAGGGTTTCATACAGCTTCCATACGTTTTCAAAGTTCTGCTTGGCGTAAATGGGCGCATAGCCTTTTTCAGAATAGCGTTCGTACATGTCCACCATTCTGTCCCGAAGAAGGGCTTGCACCCCGCATTCAACGGCCTTCAGCTGTCGCCAGAAGTAAAGAATCAGCGTAATCAGGAACGTTCCAAACGAAAGCACCCACCCCCAATTCAACCGCATCCATTCCGTGAAAATGTTCATTGCTTCTTGCTCCTTTGCATTAGAATAGCCCCATATGACGCATATAACGTTCATATGGGGCTTTATGTGTGTTACCCAAGGGAAAACCCGTTCCGAAGTCAGACGGCTTTATTCAGCCAGTTCGGGGCATTCAAGGTCGGTCAGGATTTCGCGCACCTGTTCCTTCAGCTTTTCAGGAACCTGCGCGAAGGTCTTTTTGCCCTTGACAATCAAAGTCGCGTACACAACAGCCACATCATTCACCCCCTTTACAAGCAGAATCAGAATTTTCAGCAAAAGGTCAAGCAAGCAGTTTCTCGACCTCGGAACGCAGTTTTTCAGGAACCTGATCAATGGTTTTCAGTCCTTTCCTGATCAGTTCGGCATAGATTTTCGCCATATCCGTTCACCCCTTCTTACTGTTCAATCAGTTCATACACGTCGCAAAGCGCAAGCTGCGTTTCCGTCATCTGCGTATCAAGAGACGCATTCACTTCAGCCATGTGCCGGATGTATTCGTCCTTGTCATACTGAAGCAGGGTAAATTCGTATTCAGTCCGTTCGCCGTTTTCGTCCTTGACGGTTACGGTCTGAATGTCGGAAGCAACCCAAACGCTGCATTCATCCACATGCAGCTTTTCCGGGGCTTCCGTCGCCCGGACGGTTCCGTGATTGATCATCCTTCACCATTCCTTTCTTTTTGGGTAAAATGCTCTTAGCGTAATAGGCGTTGACCGCCGTTTCCAGCGGCTTTCCATATTTTTGATACAGTCTGAAGCTATCACAGGCTTCAAGCCATCCTTCATAGGAATGAAACGCGCAGAAATTCGTCAGGGATAGTTCTTTTCCGGCATCCGCTTTCCGCTTCATTCGGGTCATCGTCCGTTTATAGGTCAGACAGGTGGATTTGCGAAGCAGGGTATAGTCAAGGAACGTCCGATAGCCCAGATAATCAACCCCGCGCTTGTAGGTCGGGAAAATCTGATAATTTCCCTTCAGCGTGATTCGCATATGGGTTTGAAAATAATGGTCAATTATCCGGCAAAGCCTATGCAGTTCGGCTTTCGTTGCCGCGAAAATCACAATGCCGTCCATGTAGCGGAAATAATAGCGTGTCCGAAGGACTTCCTTCATGAAATGGTCGAACTCGCTAAAATAAAAATTCCCGCCGTACTGACTGAAGTAATTCCCGATGGGCAAGCCGATTCCCGATTGTTCGTATCGGGCTTTTCTTTCTTCAGGCGTTTCGTTTCTGCCCCGAATGTACCGGGTCAAAACTTCCTCGTCCAGTCCTTCCAGATGATTCAGCCGTTTCACATCGTCGGGCGTTGCCGTGCTGATACTGTCAATCACTTCGTCGATGAACCACAGCAGATCGGGGTCTTTGAAAAGCCGCCTGAACTTGTCTTTCAGGATTTCGTGATTGATGGACTGATAAAAATGCTTCGCATCCATTTTCAGGCAATATTGACAGCCGGGAACGTCCGTCCACATTGCTTTTTGAACCCGCCCCAATCCAAGATGAATCCCACGGTTCGGAATAGCTGAAAACGTGTCTGAAATCAGGCGATGAATGATATAGGGTTCAATCACCTGAATGACCGCCCATTGTGCGATTCTGTCCGGGTAATAGGGCAGTTTATACAGATCACGAATCTTGTTTCCTTCTTTGCGTTGGGTCATTTTGTATGCGGACGTGTGAAACGTATGCTGAATCAGGGATTGCTTCAGGTCATCCAGCATATGCCCGCCGTTCGCAATATCCTGCTCCACAACCCTGACTTCCGAATACCACCCTTTCCCCTTCTTCGCGTGCTTGTGCGCGTTCAGAATATTGTCATCAGCGACAATTTCCCGAAACAGGTTCCCGTGTAGTTTCATACTCAAACCTTCGTATGCACGAAATACCGAACTTTCACAAAGCGCGGGGCGCTGTTACTTATCCGGCGTTTTACAGTCTTTAGATGTTTTGCCAAGCGGCAGGGCAAACGGTTCACATAATTTATAATAAACACCCCTTGAACGCTTCAAGGGGTGTTTATATCGTGCATTCGTCAAGCGCCTGCTGATATTCCGATTGCGATTAGAAGGCGTATTGTTCACATTCCAATAGAAACTACCTGCATTGCTCCAATTATTCCAATTCCTGCCTAATTGCGAAACCTTGAAATAACTTTTTTATGTCAGGCGGTATTGTTTGGTCTGTGCGCTTCACGCCGATCAATCAACAGCGCACCGTTTGCCCATAAAGTTCAGTTTATCAGGCGGCTTCGTCGGGGATATACGCCAAGCGCCCGCCGAAATGCCGAGAGCGATTAGAAGGCGCATTGCTCACACCCCAACAGAAACCACCCGCGTCGCCCCAACCATCCCAACACCCGCCCAATAGCGAAACCCGGTATCCGGCTCCACCAGTAGTAGACGAATAGAAATAATCGCCCACGGGAACAGAACTGTTTGCGTTATTTGCCACTTCGGACGGCATGAACAGCCAATCGCAATCTTCGGAATAGCCGAAGGCGTTCACATATCCGTTCACGGCAGGGACGACAAATCCAACGTCGGTATAGGGGGACGTATTCTTGGATTCGGTAAATCCGTTGTCGGCAACGAAAACGTTGTTATTCGTTCCTTCGCCGTTGAAATAGACGTTGATACCGTCAACCCACTTCCAGATATTGCCCCACAGGTTTTCTTCCCCGCGATAGGTCACAATGTTGATGTTGTTTCCATTTGTCACAGCGCCGGACGCATTGCCCAGATTGGCGGTTGCGCCCGTTACTTCGCTCATGTTGGTTGCGGAATCGTCCGTTTTCTGCGTATTGCCGTTTCCAATGGCGGTTTGGGTGTTCAGCGTTGCATATTCGATCATGAACAACATCTGCGTTGCCGCAATCGAAGCCGCGAAAGACTGCCGCCAACCCGTGCCGCGATTTTCAGCCAGAATGCCGCAGTTGCGACGGGTCAAATTCTGCGTCAGTCCCGAAGCGGGCTTTGCCCCGGCAATGGAACACAGCTTGTCGCCCGTGGTTGCGGTAAAATCGGCAACCTGTGCGTCATCCAGAATGTAGGCCGACGCGGACTTGTCAAACAGCGTTCCTTCATAGGCGGAAAGATAAATGAAATCCTTTTCCTTACCGTTGATCTTAAACGCGGGATGAAGTTTGAACCCAACCTTCGGGGTCATGGAAATGAAATACCGGGCTTTGCGCAGATGATAGCCCTTTCCACCCACAATCTTGTCCGTTTTCAGCGGAACCACCCGATAATAGAACTTGGGCTGCTTAACCATAACCTGAACAGGCGTTCCCACGGAATAAGTCGTTCCTTCGTTTGTAACGCTGCCTTCGTTGTTAATCACTTTGCCCAGCGTGATTGCCTGTGTCAACTTGCCCGTTTCAGTATATCCGGGGTCGCCATACTTGGCAACTTCAACGCCCGCGTCCGTCAGATTACAGCGATAGCGCCCGCCAAACGCCGGAATATCGTCAAATCCGCTTCCGGCATTTCGCCCCACCGCCCCCGCAAGGCGGGTGAATTTGCGGTTGGCAAAATCCACTTCCACGCCATACACCGTTTCTTCGTCCAGACCAATATACCCCTTGATATTGGCAATATCGGCCTGAAGCGCCTGAACGTCGCCAATGGACGCATACCCGGCAGGGTCAACCGTCAACGTCACCTGTTCAGCCGCGCCGACCGTTACCAAGAACTTGAAATAGCCGCCCGAAACGGTCACGTTGTTATACGGGGGCATGTATCCCGCCGTAGTCGCCCGTGCAACGGCATACAGAATTTCCCCGTCGTCCGGGTCTTGGGCGAACAGGCCGATGGTCTGAATGTTGTATCCGTCAGTCAGTTCCTTGTTGTCAACCGCGCCTTCAATCTGAATGGACGTGGTGTTCACAATGGTTTTCTTCGTGATGGGGGCGGTCTGCTTAACGCCTGAAAGCGCGGTCAGTCCCGCAAGTTGCGCGGCAGTATAGGTCTGATTGGACAGCTTGATTGCCGTAAAATCAGCCTTTCCGCGCCCCTGCATCAATTTCGCCATCAAGGATTGACCTTTGCTTGTGATTACAAAGGTGGAAAATTCCATGCTTTGATCATCCTTTCTGTTCAATAAAGTTCAAGAACGTTGATGAACTCGCTTGCCATGCCCACAAGCGCGTTCCCCGAAACGTTCACATTTTCATTCAGATCATTGGTCAGAAACAGCGTTCCCGTTACGCTTGTCCCCATGCCATAGGACAAACGGGTTTCCAGATTACCTTCAAGGCGGTTGGATGAAGCCACTTCCAAATTCGCCGGAAGCATCGTCTGAAGGATATACGCTAAATCATCCACCTGACCCGCCGTTTCAAGCCGGGTGACGATCTGAATCAGATAGGGGTTTTCTTCGGAAAAGCTGATTTGAACATTGTCGTTTCCCTGAATTGTGGCAATTCGGTTTTTTAATCCTCGAATGGTATAGGGGATTACATCCCACCAGCGCGTCATGATTGCTGAACGACGGCTTTCAAGGCTTGCCCCCGTGGACGGGGTGATTTTTAGCATCTGTTCAAATCGGGCGATTCCCCTTGCCGTTGCGGTTGTGATGAAATTATCGTTCATCACCCCGTCGCATTGTTCAACCAGCGTTTGAAATTCGGGTTCTTCTGCGCCCATGATTTCCCGCATTTCCAAGAAATCCTTCAGAAAGGGCGGCAGATAATACCAAAGATCAACTTTCCGCACGGGTAATCACTCCAATCATGGGAAGATCGTTGTTTGCAATCGTCAGATTCCCGGTAATGCCGTTGATTTGCGTTTCGCCAATGTCCACGATTCCCGTCAAGGCCAGCAGACGGGTTTCAATCTGACTGATTCGTACAACGGTTCCCTGCCCGGATTTTCCGTTCTTCCATGCCTGACGAAGTTCCAGCAGATAATCCTTTACAGCGTTTTCAACGCTGGTTTTCATTCCATCCCATGTATAACCGCTGTCCAATTCAACATGAAGGGTTACGTTGACTGTCACGGTGTCGGGGGTATCAATGGTGACAACATGATCAATCGGCGCGATTCCCGTTCCCATGCCGTCCTGTTTGGGGTCAATCGCATCCTGTACAGCTTTGATCAACGTTACGCTTGCAGGGTTATATTCCGCGTCGATAATGGTACACAGAACCGTTCGACCGCCCTTCCAAACCGGGGTAACGCGAACGCCGCCCACCCCGTCCAACGCGGAAACCTTGTCAATATAATCCTGTACGTTTCCCCCGAAGCCTTTGTCCCCGAAGGAATTGAAATACCGGGCACGGAAATCTTCGGTTTCCTCTTCATCTTCTCCGGGAATCAGAACTTGGGTTGCCTTTGCGGTCTGAAGATTGTCGATGTATTCAATCGGAATCATCGCCCCCAGCACCTTGTTTCCATCTGCGCCGGGCGTTTCGCAGGTGATTTGATATGCGCCGGGACTGCCTTTAATCGCATCCCCAACCACGAAATTCAACTGTCCAAGGCTGAACCGCTGTCCCGTCACGTCAATATCGGTCGGGGTGAACTCCGCTTTCAATACGGCGGCGGTTGCATCATAGGGAACCAGACCGCGTTCACGCGCCCGAAGAATCAGATATTCCCTTTCGGACGTGTCCGCAAAGCCCTGATTTAGCACATATTCCAGCATAATATACGCCATTTCCAGTTCCAGCGCGGCAGGGGCAAGCGCATCATAGATGATGGAACCTTCCCGTTTGTCCACGTCGTCCCGAACATGATCAAGCAAACGGTTCATGATATTGTCAAAGGTAAATTCTTCAAACATCAGGCCGTCACCTCACTTTCCGAATCAATACTTCCGAAATTCGTATGAACGGTGAACGTAACATGTACGTTTCGCCCGTTTACCTCAAAAGCGAAATTGTCAACGCTTTCAATTCTGGAATCCCACGTCAGCGCTTCGGTAATGCGCCGTTCCAATTCTGCCATGACAAACGACATCGGCATATCAAACAAATCGGATAGTTCAATTCCATAGTTGCTTGAAAATGCCAGATAGGTTGAACGTTCCGTATTCAAGGCAAGAAAAATCACCTGCTTCATGGATTCAAGGTCGTCGGAAAAGCCGCGAATGCGTCCATCTTCCAGTTCCATGTTATAGGTTTTGGTTGGATAAGTGGTTAGCTCCACGTCCTGTTCCAAATCAATTTCCTGTTCGGGAATCAGACCCATAATCACACCACCCTGTCCACAACGATGTATTTTTGCCCGCCTTCCTGCCGAATCAGCAGAACGATTTCCCCAATCTGAAGTCCTGCGTGAACTGTCATGGTTTTGCGTCCTGTGATTTCGTGTTCATGGCTTAAATCAACCGAATTGGTAGAACCGCCGCCGATACGGTGGGTGTGGGAAGGGTCGCCGCCTGAATCGCTGGTTTGCGCTCCAAAGCTGTGTCTGTGCGATTCCAAAGCGCTATCCGACACCCATTCAATGGTTACATCAACGTCATAATCCGTTACATTGCGGGTCAACACCAGAAATTCTTCATCCAGCGTCAGCCGTTGTTCCACCATGATCTGAAGCGGTTCGTCATTGATCACTTCACCGAACAGAACGGCGGTTGGATTCGCGTTGCGCATTACGTCCAGCGCCGCCCTTTTTATGGATTCAACCAGATCACCCAACAAATTCACCACCCTTCATTTTCAGCGTCATGGTATGTCGGTTCTCGCTGAAATTGTGGGTGCAGGATTCAACCAGCATCCAGTTTGACAGCGACATATCATTCAGCGTCAACCGAACAAGCACCAAACACCCAGCACGAACTCGAATGTCGCCAATCACATTCTGCAATATCAGTGCCTTGTTTTTTGCATTGTATAGGGCAAGCAGGGTTTTGGCTTTGTTCGTCGCATTAGTCGTATCGCTGATATTTTCAAAATACTGAAGCGTACCCCATTTCTTTTCTGTTTCGCCGCTTCGCTCCACGAAAATCTGACGCTGCCCGGTTCCAGTTCCATCTTTCTTTTCCTCATAGACCAGCTTGATCAGATTATAGGTTCCGCTGTCAATGCTGGAAGAATAGCTGAAATTTTCAGCCGCTTCCGCGTCGATCAGTAACCCGACCGCCATTCGCCGAACTTGCTGAAGGGTCAGTTTTCCGGCATCGTCATATAAACAATACAGGGATTTGGTGTTGGTCAGGGTAATATCCAAACAATCCTGAATCATGTCAAGCAGGGTTTTGTTATCCATGACCCTTCCCGGTATCGTATAAGCGGTTTCTTCGATTTCCCCCGTCCGAATGCCATAGTCGGCGGCAATCATATTGACGATTGCCGCCGCCGTTGCATTTTTGAAAACGTAGGTGTCCTTGTTCAGCAGATACCGAATCTGATCATAGGCCGTAATCTGTACGATTTTTGACTTGGTGTGGTTCAGCGTGAAAATAAACCCGTAAAACATAACCGTTCCATGAACAGACATTTTTACCGGGTTTCCTTCCTCAACCTGTAAAACGTCGTCCCAGATCACCGAAAAAACCAGCTTGCCGGGGGAACCCTTGCGTTCCGTGGTCAAGGTCACGCTGCCCACAACTTCGGGGAAATAGCCCTTATTCCCGTTTTGAATCTCAATATTCAAATTCAGGTTCAAATTTCCGTTCGTCGTGTTCAACGTAATATTTTCAGCCACGAAAAGCACCTCCCTATTTTTTGAGCAAAATTTTATTGCTTCGCTTCTTCACGACTTTCTTTGCGGGCGTAGATACGGTTTTCGGTTTGGTATTGGTTTTCTTAGCAGCGGCTGTTACGCCTCTGATCACGCTGGAAATGACGCTTGAAACCTTCTTCACCGTATTCTTAACTTTATTGACCGCCTTCGTTACAATGGATGGTGTGGAAGCCTTTTTTTGCGGCGGGTCAGATAATACACCTTTGTTGACGTAATAGCTTTTTCCGTCCACATATACGGTTCCTGTCCACGTTGTCCCCATTGCTTTCTTGATCGCGTCCTGAACGCTGGTTCCCTTGATGGAAAGAACGCTCATACCCGGAATTTGAACCTTGTATGTTCTGCTTTGGGAACTTGATTTTTTCCCGCTTGAACTGCTTGAACTTCCACCACCCGATGTTTGAGCGGTAGAAGCCGGACGTGTCGGATTGACGACAATCGGCGCAGTCGGCGAAGGCTTGTCAACGTGAAACGTCTTGGTTGCATATGCTTTGAACTGCTTCAAAGTAATTTGAACTTCAACGTCAAATCCGTTTCGGGCATCGTCCACAATGGAATACCCCTCCAATGAACAGGTCAGATTCGTGTTAAAAAGCCGCTTGTTCACCGGGGTTTTCCGGGTAATGATAAACTGGAACGGAAGTTTGTTGGCTTTCAACCGTTCCAGTTTATCAAGGTAATATCCGGCCTGAACAAATCCGTTCGGATATTGTGCGAACGGATATTTGAAATTGGGGAACAGGGCGGTGAAGCTGATGGTTGTCAGCCCTGCCGCCTTCAGGATATTGATTTCTCCATCGTTGATCAGCGTCGCGGTTTCATTTTTTCCGTTGATGGTCGTTGTGATTTTTTCAGGGGCAACAGGCAATAGCATCCCGTCAATATATACGTCGTACATTACGCATACACCCCTTCTGCAACGGCTTCAAGGCGTTCTTCCACCTTGACTTCAAGCTGATTGATAATTCCGTCAATATCCATGTCGGAATTGATATTGTTATTGTTCGTCATCTGGACTTCGACCTTCGCCGTGGTGAAATGGTTGATCACCTCGCGTTCAGCCAAATCCCGAATCTTGCGAATATCCGCGTCGGAAATCTTGACGGCATCCTTCGCATCGCTTACAAGCTGATCGTGTTCCATACCCGCGAACAGCGCAATGTCAGACCATGCCGCCGTGTTCCATGCCGATTCAGCCGCATCCACAATCTTTCCCATTGCCGATTCAGCGGAATCAGCGTTCGCCAGAAGGCCATCCACAAAGCCCATTCCCGTAAAATCACCGATTTCATAGGTGGCGCGGGACGGGGAATGCACCTTCAGCGCGGAACGCAGTGTAGAAGTCACGCGATTTGCAAGTGAACGCGCCGCCGAAACTGCCATGCCGGAATTGGCCTGAATACCAGCCGCCAAGCCCACAACCACATTGTAACCGATGGAAGAACCCGCGCCGTAGGTCAGAATCGTCCTTGCCGCCGCAAGTACGGCGTTGGATGTGGCGATAATCGCCGCCGTTGCTGCCGGGGTTCCCGTGGTAATGCCCTGCGCGATACCTTGCGGAATGAAAATGCCTTCAGCCGCCATGACCGTTGAAGGGGACGCAATGCCGAACGCCGCACGAAGGGCGCTTAATGCGTTTTCCTTTACCGTAGTGAACGGCGGTTCGATCAGTCCGGCGTTTGTTTCAACGCCTTCGGCCAGACCTTCCACAAGATATTGTCCAAACAGATTGACGTTCCCGCTTTCGCTTGCCTTGTCAACCGCCTGTTTGAAATCCAGCGCCCCAACCATGCCTTCAAGCGCACCCTGAAGCTGTGTAAAGTCAAGGTTTTGAAGAACGGATTCGTCCGAAATGATGGATTGCAGGAATCCGGCCAGAACGGGATTATCGGAAACCGTCTGAACCCCGTTTTTCATTTCGTCCAGCACTGTATCATACAGCGTTTGAATCCAGCCCGCATTATTGATATAGCCGCCGTTTTCCAGCATATTCATGAATATGCTCTCGTCCTGATCGCCCATATATCCCAAATCAAACGCCTTGGAATACATGGTTTTCATGATCTTGTCCCAGTCGGCTTGTGCAGCGGCTTCGTTGGCGTAGGCATCCCAATCAAAATTATCAGCTTGCAGAATTACGCCCATCAGGTCATAATCCTTGCTGACTTTTTCCATAGCCTGTGCCGCTTCAGGATATTGCGCCGCCATGCCGTTGAACAGTTCAGAAACCTTTTGAGAATAAAGCGCCCTTCGCGCCGCAACGTCGGCGTTCATCTGCGCTTCCAAGTCTTGATATTTGCCGAACCATTCCGTGCGTTCTGCGTCGGTTGTAGCGCGGGCAATTCGTTCTTCAGCTTCGCGCATCTGCCCCGAATAATTGGCAATAATATTGTCAATATCGGCGTTCGCCTTTGCAGATTCATACCCAAGGGCGTTTCCGTACATGGTGTTCGTGCCAAAGCCCATGCCAACAGCAGCGGATGTATTTTCGTAATCCTGACTGATTTCAGGGTTTTTCAGGGTTTCCGCTTCTTCACGAACCTTGCGAATTGCCGCCAGCGTTTCATTGACAGATTCTTCGTCAACGGTAATCTGAATGTTGGATACGGCGCTTAAAATCTTTTCCGCTTCCGTAGGAATGGAATCAATCGCCGCCGCAATCAGTCCAACGGCGGTTGCAATCGCCAACGCGGAACCAACCGGGGTTGCAAGGAATCCGGCCAGCTTGTCGAATAGACCCTTCGCGCCGCCCAAATCCTTGATCTTACCGATTGCCGTTGAAATGTTGCCCACAGCCTTTGCAACGCCGCCAATTGCAGTTACGGCGGGGCCTGTGAACACCAAAGCGCCCATCAGGGCAATGATTCTGTCCTGATCGACTTCGGACAGACCGTTGAATGCAGTCAGCAGTTCGTTCACCTTATCAACGGCGGGCTGAAGGGCGGTTACAAGGTTTTCGCCAAAGTTTGCCTTGGTGTTTTCCCACTTGTTCGCAACCATCGCGTTCTGACTTGCCTGTGTGCCGTAAAACTTCGCTGCTTCTTCCGTCATAGCATTGGCGGCGGGGTCTTTTGCGTAGGCGGCATATGCCATTGCCAGCGCGTCCCGCAACATTTCGGGTTGGGAAGCCATTGCCGCAACCATGTTGGACAGGCGAATTTCGGTCAAGCCCATTTCATTCAGCTTCGACACGGCAGATTGTACGCCGGATTCATCCAGTTCGGCTAATCCTGCGAAGAAGTCAATCATGGACTGCGCCGGGTTGTCTGCCCAATCCTTTTCAAATTGGGCGGCGGTTTTCCCGGATACGTCCGCGAAGTATTCCAAATCCTTTGCTGTGTCAATGGCGCTGTTCAATTCGTCCGTGGTCATACCCAGTGAAGCGGCGAACTCCGAAATGTCGGCTTTCTTCATCGCATCCATCGTCATTTCAAGATCGTGAATGCTTTCAAAGTCCCCACCAAAGAAGGAACCCGCCCCGGAAATCAGGGTTTGCCAGCTTCCAACGCCCACTTCTGCCGCAAGCTGCATCTGCTTCATCAGCTTGCCCGCCGCGCTGCCGCCCGCCTCGGCTTCGATACCCAAAGACGACATAACCGTGGACAGGGCAAGAATATCAGGAACAGAAAAGCCAACCAAATTGCCCGTTGCGGCCATTCTGGTTGACATGCGCAGAATGTCGTTTTCAGTTGTGGCGTAATTGTTGCCCAGATCAACAATAGCGCCGCCGACACGTTTGATGTTCGCTGTGCTGCCGTCCATGATATTCAGGAATCGCGCCATGTCGGTTGCGCCTTCTTCGCCCTGAATATTCGTGGAAACCTGCAATGCGTCAAACGCTTCGATGAATCCCAGCAGTTCGTCCTTTGCAACGCCCAACTGTCCGGCGACTTCACCGATTCCGGCCAGTTCAACAAAGCCCGTAGGCGTATTTTCGGAAAGGTCAAGAATCCCTTGATAAAGGGCGGCAAACTCTTCTTCCGTGGCATCCGTGGTTTTGCGAATGCCCGTAAACGCCGTTTCATAGTCCGTTGCGGTCGTATAGGCCGATTTACCAAGCGCGACAAGCGGGGTCGTTACGCCAAGGGTCAGCTTTGCGCCCGCCTTGGTCGCTTTGTCCCCAAAATCATCACACTTTTTACCGAAACCCGCCCAATCGAAGTCGTTGACCTGCTTTTCAGCATTTTCAGCAGACGTGGAAACGCCTTCAAAAGCGTTTGCAACATCTTCAACTGCTTTCTTAATGGTTTCCAGTTTGCCGGACATATTGTCAATCAGCGTCAACGTGGAACTGATGGTTGCCATAGATTCACCGTCCTTTCCGTTTGCGCTTTGCTTCCTTCAGCGCTTTTTCATCCTGTGCAACCTTTTCGTCAATACAGGCGATTATGAACGCCTTTTCTTGACGATCAAGCGCCATATATTCGGCGGGGCGCATGTGGAACTTATGCATACAATAATAAGCATAGTTCGCGTCAGCATCCCCGCCGTCAATTAGTTTTTTGCTTCCTCAACCTCATCGGACATATCCTTGTCGAAGCCGGAAAGCTCCTGAATGAAATTGCGCAGATCGGAATATTCCGAAGGGTCGTCCACCAGCGCCTTCAACAGTTCTTCCGGGGTCTTGACTTCATAGGAATCCTGAAGTTCGGCGTTGTCCAGATCAGGGAACACGATTGCCGCGCACATCTGCTTGTTCATGTAGGCGTTCACGTCAATCTTCGTGCGGAACTGTCCCTTCTTGCCGGGAACGGGAACGTCATGGGTACACTGTTCACGAATCGCTTCATCTTCAGCGGTCGTCAGGGGCTTGATTTCCCACTTGATCGGTTCGCCCTTCGCGTCCACAAGGGACTTGGTGGCCGCGTAAAACGCATTGGAACGAACCTTCTTATTCTTTTTCAGAAACAGGGACAGATCAGACATTGATTTATACCGCCTTTCCTCATATAACGTTTATATAACCGCCCCCGTGGTGTTCGGGGGCGGTTAAAGGGTAATTGATTAGGACATGCCGGGCAGGTTCTTGAACTTCATCGGCATAGACCAATCCTCGAACGTGCCTTCAATCTCTTCGTCCAGATATTCGCCGTCCGCATCGAACTTGGTCAGAATACCGCCGTCCAGATTGCAGCCTGTCAGAATGATCGTCTGCTTACCAGCGGCAGAAGTCGGGTCGTAGTTGGAAACCTGAATGTCAAAATAGACATCTTCGCCCGTTTTCTTATAGCGAAGCAGCAGTCCACGAAGAATGGACTGGTTATAATGGGCAGTTCCGCTGAACGTACCAGACCAACCCGCGCCCTTGTTGCCCGCGCCTGTCTGCCCCAGAATCGGAATTTCGTTCTTGTTCTTTTCCACCTTGGCTTCAAAGTCAATCATCTGCATGAAATTGTACCTTTTGCCTTCGATGGTTACGAAACATTCCGCAAGTTTTGCGGAAATGGCATCCTGCGCCCGCATAAGTGCAGTCTTAGACATGATTCATCATCCTTTCCTTTGATTTTCGCGGCTTACTGCACAACACAGGTCATGTACAGCTTCGCCATTACGTTCACAATCGTGATCGCATCGTTTACGACCACAGCGGAACGTTCCTCGCCCGCCGAAATCTGAACGTCGTCCTCTTCAAAATCCTGAATGGCGCGAATGCGCTGAAGTTCCTGATGGTGAGCGACAATATCAGCCCACAGAGAAGTTCTGCCTTCCTCGTCATTGGGAATCTGACCCAGATATTTGGTGTTGAACAACGTCGCAATATCGTTGGCGATATTGTCAATGACGCGAATCGTCTGATTCTGCTGGAACAGCTTGTTTTTGTTCACAGACAGGGAAACAAGGCTGTTCTGATCATTCAGAACGCGCACGTCGTTACCGACTTTGTGCAGGGTAAATTCGCCCGCATCAATCGCGGCTTCAAGCTGAAGCTGCGTATAATTGGTGTCCACGGTAAATTCACCGTCGTAGATCATGTTCAGCGCAGAAGCGTTGACAGCCACGCCGCCAATTACGCCCGTCACCCAATACACCAGCGACGCGGCAGACCAGTCGGAATCCGTAACCTTGTTCTTAACGTTGACAACGCCTTCGTAATCAGCGGCATTGTTGAACAAAACCGCCTGAAACTTCACGCCCATTTCGTCGCGCATCCGCTTGACAAAAGCCGCGTACAGCGCGTTCACCTGAACCGCATTGCTGCCCGTTTCATCGGAAACCGCACCGATTGCGTTGAAGGTATAGGATTCGATCTTGTCAAGGAAGGTCTGATGATTCAGCGCCGTTACCGCCGCAGACGTGCCGCCCGTCAGGGGCGTACCAGCCGCAGTCGCCAGCGTCGCGTTCGTCTTGAAGGTCACATAATCGTTTGCCTTCAGATCAGTCACAGCCGCAACCGTCTGACTGTCCACCAGCGTTCCGGCAAGGTAGGTCAGCACGTCCCATTTGCTGGTATCGTCCGCGTTCTTGGCAATTTTGATGGTCAGATCATTGCCCCTTGTCCCGGAATACAGGGCGGTTGCAAAATCGTTCGCCGCCTTGCCCGTGGTAGCGCTGTTCAGCTTGTACAGGTACAGAATTCGGGCATGACGGAACAGATCGCGCAATCCCTTTAGCTTTTCGTTCGTGTACTCATACCCGAACAGCTTCATGGAATTTTTCTGCAAATCTTCCGGGGTAATGGTCATAATTTCCCCATCCTTGCCCCAATCCAACGCCATACCCATAGCCACAACGCCACGGGCAGACACTTCAACGGACGCGGAACCGATGGAAATGAAATTGATATAGCTGCCGGGAAGTTTCTTGTTCTGCGTAAACCACAGACCGCCGCCAAGTGCCATATTACTTCACCTGTCCTTTCATATAATCGTTCAGAATGTTCATAACATCCTCATGGGAATATTCCTCGCCATCCTTCAGCAGAAAGGAAAGCGCATCGCGTCGATTCGCCCAACGCTTGCTTTTCAGAATGGCTTCCTTGGAAAAGGTGTCGGGCGCGGTTTCCGTAACCGCCGCCTGATTGGGGGCTTCGCCCTTTTTCATCGCAAGGTCACACCTTTCAATTTGATTTCGGTAATTTCGGGTTCTTCCGCTTCGTCGCGGGGACGGGTAACGAAATATCTGTAATTTACAGTAAAAACCGCCACGCCGCTTTCATCATCGACGTGGGATTCCATTTCTGTTCCCCGAAGCATGTCCTGTCCGGCCTGAATGATTTCAAGACTTGAAAACAGCTTTTCAAAAACGTCGTTTACGTTTCGTTTGCGTCCATCATCCGGGGGAAAGTAGGTTACTTCGATCATTTCCGTTCGCAGATAGCGCCGATTCAAAAATAAGCGCTGCCGGGGGGCAATAGAACGAACGAAAAAGGACGGTTGGTTCAACGCCTGTTCAACCTGTTCGTCATAAACAGGAATATCGGGAAATTCGTTGCAAAGGGCGGCAATTACGCCATCCACGACTTCGTTTGTCATTCCTGCCATCAAAACACCGTCCTTAAAAACTCGTTCAATAACTCTTCCAGCATTTCAGGGGCAATTTCCCGAAGTTCTTCTTCGGATAGCTTCAAAAAATGCTGTCCTTCCACCCAGTTTTTCACCAGCCGCTTTCCAATCGCCGGAACATAACGTCCGGGGGTCTGCCTGTGTCCATATTCCACATAAGACGCATAATAGACCGGGTTCGTTACCGTGACAGAATAACCGCCGCGCTTCCCGCGCTCAACGTTCATGCTGTTTGCGCGGGCTGTAATCTGCGAAGCCGAAACGTTTGTTCCAGCGCCTTTTCCCGCCTGATTCCCCGTATTGTTCAGCCATCCGCGCCGAAGGGTTCCCCCGTGGACTTTTCCAACGGGGGTTCGGGGAATAACCAGCGATAACAGCCAGTTGGCGCATTCACGAACAGCGCGGTTCATGAATGCGTCCACCTGACTATCTGTCAGCGTTTCAAGCCGCTGTTTGAAATCCTTCAGCGCGGAAACATCGACTTTTACGCCCATTTCTGCTTCACTTCCAGCAAGATTTCCTGATGATTGGTGAAGTAGGACGGAACGCCGCTGTTTTCAAAGTACAGAACAATGTTGTTCGTGTGGGTGGTCACGGTGATTCGGCATCCTGCCGGAATATCCAGATCAGGGCGAATGAACAGTTTCGCTTGCTGAAACACCTGCACCGCCATCGGCGTATCAACGGACGATGAATTGACCCGCACATTATTGAAATAGGACAGCTTGCAAGGCTCATTTTCAGCCAGCGTTACAAAACGCTTGCCCTTCGCCTTGTTGGGCTTCGTATATTCAACCGTTACCTGAATTGTGCATCGGTCTTTCCACAGCGCCCGAAGCGCTGTTCCGGCGTTCACCACTTCAACCGCCTGTACGCAATAAATTGTTCCCGCCCCTGATAACAGGATGCAAGGAACAAATTCAAGCGCTGCTCACCGCTTGAAACCGTTTCCGTCGCATAGGAAATTTCCGTGTCGCCTTCTTTGATCTGCTTCAAAGCAGGTTCAAAGTTCAGCGAATCCGCATTCAGCTTTCCGTCTGCCCGCTTCAAGGTCAGGAAATCAGCCACAACCAGCCCGCTTGCGCATTTGTACAGCCCAAGGGGGACAGACGAAACGTTGCAGGCATTTTTGATTTCCTGTTCAATTTTTTGAACACAGAAACCAACCAGCCATGAATCCCCGTCCGTCATTTCGTACCCAATGGCCTGTATCAGCTTGAACACTTCACGAAGGAAGGCCGCGCCCATGCTCTGAACATTTTGAACGTCTTGAACATACTGTTCAATGCGGTCGGATAAATCAGTCATGACGCGCACCACCTTTCATTTAGCCGCGGGAAAGAATCTTGGCAATCGGAATCGCCTTGTGGTTGATATAAGAACGGTCGCTTTCAGTCGTTTCGCCGGAATGAACCAGCGTCCAGTTCGCGCCCTTCTTCAGTTCCGCGTCCGTGGGACTGTTCGTCGCCTGATTGACCTTTTCGTAGGAAATACCGAAGGGGGCGAACGCCTTGCGCTGACGCATATACAGCGTATCTTCGCCGCCGTTGTGGGCAGGGTTGCGGCTCATTTCGTAGGGAACCTTTACACCCACGTCCTCATACTTGATAGCGCCGTTGCCCAGAACGAAGGTGGTATAGCGGTTGTCCAGAACCACATAATCGTCGGCGGCAACATCAGCGGGATAGAACGCGGCCTTCTTGACGTTCGCCAGCAGGATTTCGCCAGCGGCGGCAGTCCCGGACGCGATCACCTTCAGCGCCCCGGCATCCCCGGAAGCAGCCTTGAAATAGCCGGTTTCCATCGGCAGATCGTCGTCAATGACAACCAGCTTGCCGTTCCACTGTGCCAGATCAAGGGAACGCTGAACGCCGTCCTTGTCGGTGTACTTCAGATGTTCCAGCAGATTCAGGTTTTCAAGGTTGGTTGCAACGGTGGAATGGCAGAACACCAGCGCGAACTTCTTCTTGTTCGCGCCGCAAGCCTTCTGCGTAGCGCTGTTCAGCGTAGTTGCGGTCACATTACCGTTGATTTCGGTGGTGTGCTTGCTCACGAACTCGGCGTTCTTCGTCCCGGTCATGGAAAACACGCCCTGCAAAATTGCCAGAATGGTATCTTCATCCAGACCATCTTTATATTCGGCAACCTGCGCGGCAACGTTGGCCATGAAGTCCACCTTGCCCGTAATGTCGTAGGAAAAATCCTTTTCGACCCACGCCTTGGCGCGACCAACGACCACAACACCCTGTTCAAAGGTCTTGGTGGAAGTCGCGGTAATATCGGTTTTACCGTCGTAATTTACCGCGTCGCCGTCCAAAAGGCCGCGCATTGCAAGACGGGCGTAGCCCGTGCCGTTCTGCGCCTGAAAAACATTGCGAATGTCCGGGTCGCCCACAAGGGCGCGGGACTTCTTGATTTCGTTCATCTTCAGGTTCGGTACACGGCCAGCCATGTACTTGAACGCTTCCGCATTGAACGACTTGGAATCAAACTTGCTATTCGGCATTCAAAATCATCCTTTCATTATTCAAGTTTTGCGTCAGGATTATCGGCAAGATAGGCGCAAAGCTCATCATAGGACATGTTGGTAAGGTCGGGCTTGTCGTCCCCGTCATCCTTGCCGTTTTCCCCGGCCTTTGCGCCTTTCATTTTTGGCTTCCCGGACGTTTCAAACATGAATTTGGTATCGTCCCCGGCCTTCAGCTTTTCAATCTGTTCGGTCAACCCCTTTACCGTGCCGTCCTCGGCAAGATCAGCCTTGTCCAAATCCAGTAGGGCGCGGGCGGCTTTCAGGTTCTTCGCCTTGGCCGCAGTCAGGGCGTTATCAACAGCGTTGTCAATTTTCAGCTTCTTGATTTCGGCGGCATGTTCCGAATCCTTCTGCTTGTTCGCGGCCTGAAGGGTTTCAATCTGCTTTTTCAGGGTTTCAGCGTTCCCGGAAGCAGCCTTCAGTCCGTCAATCTGCTTGTCGCGTTCCCTGACCTGCTCTTCAGCGTGATTCTTGGCCGTGTTCACTTCGTCGAATCGCGCTTTGGGGATATAACCTTTCAATTCCTCGGTAGAAGCTGCCGCCACTTTTTCGGCGGTTGCATCATCCAAGCCCAGCTTGATCAGTTCATCCTTTTTCATGTTTGACCATCCTTTCCAAACACATTTGTTGACCCGGTTCAGTCCGGTTTTGTTCGTCCGCTGTACGCCAGCGAAAAGCGAATTTATATAATCCCATATAAGGGGATTATCAAAAGAAAAACGCCCAATCCCTTATGGAATAAGGCGTTTCGCCCCTTTACGGGGCAAAAAAAAACGGCGCGTTAGTTCAGCTTAGCATTCCAGATCAGATTTTATTATCACCTCAAGGGAAGCACCAAACCCCGGCAGTCTGACCGAAGAACGAACCGAACGTCGGGTGGAGGAACCCCGACTTGTCCTTATAGGACGCGCCTGACAATGGGCAAAAGAAAATCCGCGCTGTTTGCGCGGATTGCGGTAGCCTCAATAGTCGGCTTCGGTATCCAGATCAGCTTCAAAGGGCTTTCCGTCCGAAAGACATTTCTGAATGATCTGCATCACTTCATCTTCAGGGGTTCCCCGAAACAGCATGATCGGAAAGTTTTCATCAAACCGTTCCCGATATTCGTTCAACAGTTCTTCCATAAGCAACACCCCCTTTATTTGATCGCTTTCAGCATATCGCAAAATACGCCGTAGGATTTAGGCAACCATTTTTTGATGGTTTCCAAGCTGTCAGGATTGGACATTTCGGAATCAATCATTTCAGCGAAGGCTTCCGTTGCCAAACCATCGGCAATGCCCGCATACGTCCGATCTGCCCAATACTTTTTTCCATGCCCGAAACCCGCTTGTATTTTTGCACCAGTCGCACCTTCAATTATATCGGACAAATCCGCTTTCTGTAAAGGGGACAGCGCCCGGATTTCTTTTTCAATGGCCGAATACGCCATTGATTTTGAATACTTGGGTTCGCCGCTGAACCATCGTCCATATTTCTGATACCAATCATAATTCCATCTATCAATGAAACCATGCTGCACCAGCCATTCATGATCGCCCGCATGGGCTTTCCATTGGGCTTTCAGTTCAGCGTCCTTTGCGGAAACCAGCGCGTTCACTTCGTCCTTGATGGTTTGCGGAAACAGGCCGTTTTGATACCTGCCTGAAAAATGACGAACGAACCCCTGCGTCTGCCCGGAAACAATGCTGTCAATAGCGTGCCCAGATTCATGAAACGTCACCTGATAGGGATTTTGCCATGTGGAACCCTTCACGTCGTTTGTACCGTTCACGAAAATAGAATCGCCCATGCAATGATCATGACCTTTATAATCAGCGTCCCCAACATGGATTTCGGATTCATGCGCCGCCCAAACCCTTTGCAGATCGGGGTTTGTGCATTGTCCGACCCGTTTGTGAAGTTCATCGTAATACGCCTTTCCGAACTTCGTTGCCAACTCACAGGAATGATTGAACGGATAGGCGCTTGTCGGGGTCAGATTATTGGGCGAGGTCGAACCGCCGTTGACGAAGGTTTTTTCCCATTGGGCATAGGTCATATCGCGGGGGACAAAATAGGTCTTTCCCGTTTCGGGGTCACGCGCCGCACGTTCGCCAATGCTTGCCAGCTTGTCGTAATATGGCGCGGTTGCCGATCTGCACCACGGATGAAGGGGCGGGGCGGTTTCGCCCGGCTTGTAATCCTGAATGTCATACACCCCGCCGTCCATTGCGCGGCAAATATCGCTTGTCCTATCGTCCAGCGTTGCAATGAACTGATATTTCTTGACGAAATTTTCCCGATAGGATTCGCCCTGCGCCACAGACTGAATATAGGTGTTTTCCGTATAAACCAGACGCGCCGCCTGATTATAGGATACCCCGAAACGCTTCATCAGTGCATCAATGGTTTTGTCGCAGGTGTTTTCCGTCATCAGCGATTGGGTCAAATTCCTTTGAAGTTCGCTGATCAGCGCAGCCTTGTTCGACCAAATGCGTTCAGAAAAATTCCGTCCATCCGTCGCCCACGGTCGATTGATCGCGGTTTGAATGGCGTTCTGGTTCAGGGCGGCAATATCCCAGCCCACGCCAGCGCCGCGTTGAATCAGGAACGCCGTGTGGTAATAGCTGCCCAGATAGGTTTGACGCATCATCAAATCCATCTGATCAAGCTGGTTGCCAAACAGCACTTCCGCAGACTGCTGAATGTTCAACTTCAGGGCTTCAAGGCGGGTAATATGAAACCGCGCTGAAGCGTTTTCCAGTTCCTTTGACCAGTCAGCCGACACGCCGTTTTCTTTACCGTGCTGAATGTACTGTTCAACCGTCCACTTAAATTCCTTCAGTTCCCCGGCATCCAGCAAGCGCCGCGCCTGCGACATATCGACGATACCGTTATTGTCGGCAAAGCGCTGATACCACGCGGAAATTTGCCGTTCCACATCCTGCGAAGCCTGACGGTATGCGTTATCAATGACCGTCATGGTTTCGTCGGCGGTTCGATGATTGGAATCTTCAAGCTGAACAAAGCGTTCAGCCCAATATTCACTTTCCCGGCTCATTCTGCTTCACTCCCTTTTTCAAGGGTTGATTGGGCGGCTTGTCCTGATTGGGGAAAGCGTTGCCATACATGGATTCCATTTCCTGCTGTTGCTGTTTCTGCTTGCGTTCAAGCTCTGCCTGAACATCGTCCACCCAAGGATGTTGCGCCAGAAGCGTTTCGTCGGACAACAGCCCCACGGACTGCCGGATATTGGAAATCACTTCGCTTTCCACCATCGGCAGATCGCGGTTGAAGATAATGTCCAGATCGTCGTTTTCAAAGTCGCCCACCCCGGAATTGGCAAGGTGACAACGGACGAACCACAGCAATTCTTCAAGCGCGGCCTGAAATTCGGTTTCCATGTCGTTTGCGTCCAGATCAACGTCATTGTACATGGACTGAATGTTCATCTGATTGGGTTCCCCGGTAATGCGGTCATCCTTGGCATCATAGCCCATAGCGTTTTCAATGATCGCCTTTTTGAAAATTTCAAGAATGGTCTTGTAATTTTCGCCGTTGACCTCAATCTGAAGGGTTTTCAGATCGCCCGCCGCCCCGTCTACCGTGCGCACCTTGACCGCGCCATATTGGGACAGATTGCGCCGGAACTCGCCCAGATTTTCACCATCGTAATTCACCAGAATCAGAATCGTGTTCCGGGCATCCTCTTCCATATTGTTTTCAAAGTTGGAAAGAATGCTGTTCAAGCCGTCCTGAAGGGATTTGACCCCGCGAATCAGCGGGATTTCTTCGGAATCGCGCTTGAACGGAATCAGGGGAATGCGCGTCCAGTTGAACGGGTGAACGCCGTCCACGGTGAAATAAGGCTGATGAAAGGGCGGTTCGGGTATCAATTCAGAACCTTTCAGTTCAAAATAATACACGCCGTTTTCATCGAACACTTCCACCTTTTCGACAAGCTGTTCAACGTCCTGTTCATAGCTGACCATGCAATAAATCCGAATGGCGTAATCCAGAATGGTATGATCTGCATCGCGCCAGCCGGGAATCATTTCATGCCCCTTGAACTTTTTGAAAATCAGGCATCCGTCATCGTCGAATGTGGGATACAGCCAAACAATTCCTTCGTTCAGCGCGTCCTTTGCGACGTTCTTCATCAGGCGGTCGAACTTCCTGCCCAGCAGATCGTTCAGCGCATCGCCAAACGCCTTGTTTTTGGTCTGGAACGTCAGCGGTTGACCCAGCAGATAATTCGCCTTCTGACTGACCATTTTTCGATATTGGTTATCCACGACACGGTTATTCGGCAGATTGGAAATTTCGGTCAGTTTCCCGTTTTCCCCAATGGCCGTGCGTTTTCTGAACAGAATATCGTGGTGTCCCTGAAAATAGCGTTCCCCGGTCAGCATTTCCCGCCGACGCGCAGAAGCCTTGAAACGGGTGATTTCCCGTTCAATAAACTGCTTATCGGTCAATACCCCGCGCCGCGCACGGTCAACCGGGGGCAGATCAGCAAAGTTGAACAATGGATTCACCCCTTTCAATATTAAACAATGTTTATATAGCCTTGTATTTCAAGACTTTTCGGGCGGTTCTGTTACTATCCCGTCACTTATGCGTCCAGTAAAGAGAAAACATAAGCAGGACGGACACAATCAGAAAAACACCAATCCCAATCAACAGTTCTATCACAACGCACCCTCCCAATCAACTGAAGCTGAACGTGTCGCCCTTGATGAACTCTTCGCAACCGTAGCGCATCGCGTCCATCAGGTGGTTGAAATCGTCAATGGGTTCATTCAGGCGTTTGCCCGTTTTCGTATCGGTTTTCCATGAATAGTTCCCGATTTCAGTTTCAAAGTTCACACAGCGCGGGTGAACAATGATGGTAAAATCCTGAAGGTAATCAATGCCGTTATTCACGGAATCCTTACCCTTTCGCGCCGCCCGAATGTGGGACAGCCCCAGATCACGAAGGCGGTCAATGGACTTGGGTTCGGCACAGTCAGCACGGATTTTTTCTTTCCCGTATCCCATGCGCAGCACTTCGGCATAAATCGCTTCGTTGCTCATACCCTGCCGATACATTTCATCGAATACCCATAACGTTTTTGCTTTGGGGTCGATCAGGCCACAGAACAACGCGCTTGGGTCGTTCGTATAGCCGAAGTCCAAACCAAACACGGATGAAACGGACGGCAAGCGCCGAATCTGATCAATGTCAAAGGCTTCTTCCCGCCAGTTCTCAAAGATCAACCCTTCGGCAACGCCCCAATTTCCAAGCCCTGCGACATTATAGCGCCGGGGGTTCTGTTCCTTCATGCGTTCAAACAACCGCATATCCTGTTCGTCCAGCCATTCGTTACACATGTAATTCGTGGTCATCGCCAGAATATCGGGGTCGTTCACATCGAAGAACCGGGCTTTCATCCAATGCTTTTGATTCCACGGGTTGAAGGTCAGCGTGATTTGCTTGAATAAATTCGGGTCGTTCATCGCGCCGCGAATGGATTCATCCAGCATATTGAAATCCGATTCGTCCATGATTTCATACGCTTCTTCAATCCACATCCAACACAGGGAACCCGTTTCAACGGTAATGGACGTAACCTTCAAGGGGTCGTCAAGCCCCCTGAAATAAATCTTCTGACCCGTAGGCTTGTAGGTGATTTCCAACGGGCTTTCTTTCCAACTCCAAAAGGCATCCACCTTCAAACGGTGAATCGCCCAAAGAAGTTGTGTGAAGCAGGAATCGTGAAGGGTTCGGTAGGTTTTACGAATCACCAGCAGATTTGAACCGGGAATCTGCATCATGCGGAAAATGAAGTTCAGTGCCGTGGTTGTGCTTTTCTTGCTTGCACGGGAACCTTTGACCACACGATAACGGCCACGGAAGCGCCAGAACGTACCGTAGCCCCTGCCCACCACGTCGGGAAGATAAATCTTTGGTTGATTAGTCGGCAAGATCATCATCCCCGGACAGGATAACGGGCAGATTCGCGTTCAGATCAACCTTATCGGTGAACATGCCAAGATGTTTGCCCATCAGTTCCAACGCCTTGACTTTATCGTGAAGTTTCACTTCCCGTTCAATGCCGTTGCCGTCCTTGGTGGGAATAATCTTGACTTTGACCGAAGCGATTGCCGCCGTGTCGTCTGTTCCCGCCGAATCCCGAACCGTCGCGTCCTCTGAATCAATTACGTCCATAGGATTCACAAAGCCGATTCGCGCCAATTCCTGAAGCACTCTGTCAGCCGTGATTCCTGTTCGCCGGGAACGTTCAGCTTTCAAGCGTTCAATTTCCCTTTGAACCATAACATTTGATAATAGACGCGAACTCTGTTCCTGTGCCGTCTTTACGCTGTACCCTGCCCGAATCGCGGCCTGTGTTGCGTTCAGGTCGATCAGGTATTCTTGGCAGAAGATTTTCTGCTTGTCGGTCATGCCCGCCATAACGCAACACCGCCTTTCTTTTCGGACATAACAAAAAGAACAGTCCTGACGAATCAGGACTGTTCAACCGGGAATGCACATTCTAATCATATCACAGGTAAAAACTGCAAATCAATGTCATGGAACTGCGTTTTACTGCACGAATTAAAATTTTTCCCTGAACGCGAAGGGGCTGTCAGGAACCTTGAAATGATTCAGCGCCGTGGAATGAATTGTGTATGCAGCGCGTTCGCGTTTGCCGATCACGGCTTGAATATCCGGCCATGACTTAAACTGAATGTACCGCAAGCGAAGAACAAGCTGTTCCGTTTGATCGGAAACCTTGCTGATTTCGGTATGAATTTCAGTTTTCAGATCAACAAAGCGGTCGATTTCAGCGTTGATTTTTTCTTCAAGCGCAATGATTTTTGATACCGTCGTTTCAACCGGGGACGACGTATTGGACGAAGTTACTTTATCCTGTTCGTAATTCACCGCCGATAAACCGTCTATCGTTTCGCGCAGCATACGCAGTTCGGCAATGTGGGATTCAATCATTTCGTTCAGGTGATACGCCTGATTCAAATACTGTTTAGGGGTCAATTTGACCTTCAAGGCAAATCCTTCCTTTCTGTTCGTTCCTGTTACAGACGTTGTAACAGATCGCAAGGGAACATCTGTAACATGCAGAAAACGCCGATATATCAAGGGGGTTTCGGGGATTTTGAACCGATTTCATGTAACAGATCTTTTTGGACATCTGTAACACGCAAAAAGCCCCGTGGCGCAAGGGTTTTCAGGTGTTCAAAGGGACGTTGTAACAGATGTAACACTTATTTTATACCCGGAACATTTGCAAGGGCGAAAGACTATTATATATAATATAGCTTTTTCTTCGTACATTGAAAAACAAAATAATAAAGAGTTCGGAACATCTGTAACATCTGTAACACTCTGTTTTGAACAGCCTGAAAACCCTTGCCGCACAAGGACTTTCGCGTGTTACAGATGTTGTTACAGATTGCCCTTCGCATCTGTTACATCTGTAACACGCTGCCGCGCCTGTGTTCTGTTTGGGGTGGCGGGTTTCAGTTGGGCAACGGTTCCCATTCGGTCGTTTCGCCCTTGAAATACTTCCGCAGCTTATTTCGCACGGACGCGGGGGTTTTATAAGTCATGGAAAACTCCATGTGACGCTTTCCCATGTCGTCCACATAGTACACGATCAGGCCATAAGGATAATCGGATTCCCTGTCCCGATAGATTTCAGCCTGATACAAAGCGCCATTTTTGCGAATGGTTTGAAGGCGGGTATAGTTCAAATGTCCCTTCGGAAACATAATGTTCAAAGTTCATTCCCCACTTTCTTTATAACGTCAGCCAGCATGAACAGCTTGCGGGGACTGCGCAAAGCAAGCTGTTCGTTGTAATACGCCCGCAGATCGTCCAGCACATCCCGAAGCACATCCTGATAATGCCGTTGCGCTTCATAAACGCGGTCGCATTCGCCCGTACAGAAATTCAAGGGTTCCTTCGCCATTTCGTCCATCAGGATTCCGCGCTGATCTTCCAGTGCAGCGCGGAAATATTCAGCAGCTTCATACCCCAGCTTTTCGTCCAGCAGACGGGCGAAATGTTCATAGTCGAAAACCGTTTCAGGCTTGCCCTGAATCATCAATACGGCGGACATCAGGCTTCACCGTCCTTTTCATCGGCCAGAATGGATTCCGTAGATACAAGAATGGGCTGAATGCCGTTCCCCATGACGGAAACGTAAATCAGCCCTGTTTCCTGAATCTGCTTCAGTTCTTCAATGGAAAGCTGCCATACGGTTTGAACGTAATCCCGCCCGGTTTCGGGGTCATGGCATTTTGTGGCGGGTAAATCGCCGCATCCGGGCGCGACAAAAACCGCGTTGGTGTCCGGGGTTTGAATGGGAATCATGCTTACACCTCCATAACCTTTGCCGCCAGCATATCGGCGGTATGTGCATACAGTACGTTGGGAAAACGCTTTATTACGTTCCCGAATCCGTCCGAATCCCCAGATTCAAACGCGCCCATATGAAAGCGAATGCACAGCATTTCTTCTTCCGTCAGGCGCATCAGAAAAGACAGAAGCAGGATGGATTTATTCGCATGACCCGTCAGCAGCGGATTCGCCCGTTCAAAATGGGTTTCCCGCCCTTGGGGTTCAAACTCTCCGAACATGGTCTTTCCGGGTTCGTCTACAATTTCACGGTATTGGTCGATCTTGCAAAGATCATGGAACATACCCACCACAAAGGGGGATTCCGGGCGCATCCATGAAAGCCCCAACTTATCAGTCATTTCCTGCAAGCGAATATAAACGTTTTTGCTGTGATCATACAGCCCGCCGTTGTATGCGCCGTGAAAGCGGGTAGACGCGGGCGCGGAAAAGAAACCGTTATCAATGAGCCAATCCATGAAAAACTGATTGTCGGTAATCAGGGGCGGGGCAATTTTTCTGAAATCATTCATCCTTTGAACTTCATTCATCGGGTTCAATTCCTCCATTCGTCGGGGACATCGGAAAGGTCGGTCATATCGGCAAAGGGGCAGGTTTTGGTTTTCGGAAAATCGTAATGATACAGCACGTCAACCGCCTTGAACAGTTCACACCGCTTATAATCGCAGCGTTCACACCCGAAACACCGAAAACTAACGGCTTCGTTGATTACCCGTTCAAGCGCCCCTTGGGGAACGACGGTCAACAGATCGTCGTCCTTGGGACTGGTTACGCCCTGCATGTGAACTTCACAAATGGTTCTGGACAGTTCCGCACGAATGGCAAGCAATTTTTTTTGTGGAACCGTGCGCAGTACGGCGGCAAGCAGCCTGTCCAGCACGGCAACCAGCATTCGGAAATCCCGCCAACCGCCCGGAATCAGGCGCACCCGGCGTTCAATGTCCTTTGAAGTCTGTTCAAGGGCGTTCTTTGCGCCAAACAGCGCCCGAAGCGCCTGATATTCCGGGTTGGACATCGGATAGCGCCCGTTTTCGTCAGGTTGTTTCCACATCCTTCGTCACCTCCTGATTCAGCCGGGAAAGTTCCCAATGCTCATAGGCACGTTTGCGAACGATCAGGATTGCGTCAATCAGTCCTGAATGTTCCCCGATTGCCTTTTCAATGTTATCATTCAAAACATTCAATTCGCATTCGTCCATAATGTTGATTTTTTCCTTCGACTGAATACGATCACGTTCAGCGCACAAGACATCCAGCTTTACCTTCGCTTTCTTCTGTGCATCCTCCAGCAGATCGACCACGAATTTCAATTCCCGTTCACAGGTCAGGGAAAGGCGCTTTGCTTCAGCCGGGTTATAGGTCAGAAAATCCTTGGCCGGGGGAAGTTCCAGCCGGGCGCAATATTCTTCAGCGTCGTACAGACTTTTGAACGGAATCCCGGCAACCATAAACCCCTGAAGGCTTTTGTTCTTGATATGCTTGCAATAGACATGACTTCCCACAAAATCACCCCTTTCAGCCGATCAGCAGATATTTTCCATCTTCCATGCGCCGGATTTCGTAGTTGCGCATATTATGTTCTTCGGCATAGTCAACCGCCGCCAGCACATTATCAAAGATCATGACTTTCCCCTCCCAGAAACAATTCGGAATAGGGAAGTCCCCGCGCCCATTCGATGAAATCCCGCCATTCATCCAGCTTGTGGCCGCGCCTGTATTCGCAGATATTGGCAAGCACTTCGTAATTCAGCATGACGGTTCGGGTCTGATTATAGCTGGACGGAAGAAGCTGAATCATCTGCCACCAATAATCTTTATCTTTGGTGTCCAGAAAGGCTTCACGCACCGCGTTCAAATACTTAATCGTATCATTCAGCATATACAAAGATTTTTCGTTCAAATGATCGTATGAAAAATTCTCAATGGTAAATTCCTTTTCGTGAATTTTGTGCATGGTGGAACAGGAATTAGCCACAGTTCCCACCTTGTAGGTGTCAAATTCCTTCCACCAATACAACGGGGCGGTTATGTCTACCCAGACAATCAGCATCCGGCGATACTTTGCATGAACGCTTCCGGCGCTTGCAAGAGTTTTGGCAAGTTTCATGTCGTTCTGACCGATTTCAAAGCATTCAAACCCGGTGCAATCCCGGCCTTCCTTGGTGCAGCAGCCTTCCCGTTCAATCCGTCCGCATTTCCCACAATCGACGGCGGGGAAGCTATCGCTTTTGTCCCAACTGTTCTTCGGATTCCGCATTCCGTGAATTGCGGGGTCGAAGCCCTGAATATCAAGGGTTTTCAATTTGATCATGTTCGTTACCTCCAAATATGACGATCATCGAAGGAAAAGGGGCGCTGTTTTTGGCATTGCCAAATTTCAAGCGTCCCCGAAGAAAGGTGTATTGCCCTTTCAGACAGTAATCATGAAACCATGCCGTATCCGTGCGGGCAGGAAGAAGGCACACAACCAACCCATGCCTTTTTTTTGCGGTTTCATAGGCTTTCTTGACCCATTTTCCGATTTCTCTGCCATAGGGCGGGTTCATCCAGCAGCGCCCCGTCCACGGCTGTTTCAAGCCGTCCGTTTCCTTGTCAAAGTAGCGGGCGCACTTGGCGTTTTTCGCGCTCGCGCACACATCCAGCCCGAAATGATACTGTTCGTTCAGGCGGTCGAACAGCGGTTGGGGCGTTTCCCAATCGTCGGATTTTGAACTGAAATGAACATCGTTCAACCTTATCACCTCGCTTTATTCGCTTTTTAATTGGGCTGTATTCCAAGCGCGAAACAAGGACAAGGAAATATTCATTCTTCCCTGTTTCGCGCTCATATGGGCGTTATATGAATAAATTCGGGTATTTCTGCGCGTCCTGCTCCATGCGGGAACCCGTGGCTTCGATCTGCCCGTTATATTTGCCGCTGTATCCATGACGAACGCCTTTGCAGGTGAAGAAAACAAGCTGTGCCAGCGGATAGGTGGGATGCAGCAGGATTGCGTTTTCCGATTCGTTCACCAGTTCAAGGGTAATGTGACCATGAAAACCGGGGTCAACAAAGCCCGCGTTCTGAACCGTCAAACCGATTCTGCCGATGGAAGAACGCCCCTGCACAAAAGCCGCCACATTGGGCGGCATGGTAACGGCTTCCTTGGTAGTTGCAAGGCAGAACTGACCGGGCTTCAGAGTAAAGCATTGATCGTCCCGAATTTCAAAACGCCTGTATTCCAGCTTATCCCCCAGCGCCACGCCGAAGGGTTCCGTTTCGGGAATCAGAAACGTATTGCCAAGACACAGGTTCACGCTTGCGGGATTGACCATGCTTTCCTTGCCGTTTTTCAGAAGGCCGCGCTTGAAAATTTTCCGAAGAATTAGGGAATCACCAAAGATCATGCTGCATCATCCTTTCTTTTGAAACACCCGAACGATTTGTTTTCCTTTTCCGGGCAAGCGCTTCGCCGCCGTTTCCAGATCAAGCAGTTTGCAAATTGCACGGGAAAATTCAATCTTGGACATAGGCTTCAGATTGTTTTGAATACAAAATTCCTGATATTTCTGATATACGTCGGCGGTCGGTTCGTTTTCAATGGAATAGCCATCTTCCAGACATTCCCGATTGAACGCCAGAATGGGATTATTGGATTCCTCGTATTCATCCAGTTCCCGCTGAACCTTTTCAGAATCGGTGAACGCCCGCGCATCCAGCACCCGCTTCAGCCCAGCAACGCCTAACCTAATCAGATATTCAATCGCATCCTGTGTTTTCAGCTTGTCCCCAATGAAAGGCACAAAATCGGGGTCGCTTTTGCTGAACTTCGCCCCAAACGGAATGATGATCAGACGGCGCTTGATTGCGTCCCAATCCCGACCTTTGCCCATGCGGGGAATATTATTGGCGCTGAAGAACAGCTTGACAAAGGGTTCAAATTCAAACTTGGGAAGCCCCTTCTGTTCTGCGTCGATGGATTCGCCCGTGACGATCTTCTTGAAAACCGACGTATCAACCAGAAATTCGTCTGAAATATCGTCGCCGATGTTCGCCAGCTTGCCATATAACATGATAGTGGAAAAGCGGTCGGACAATTTCTTCAGGTCAAGGGACGAAACGTTGCCATGCCCCAGCATGTGCTTGATCATGTTCAGAAAGGTGGACTTGCCGTTGCTGCCCGTTCCCGTCAGGATGAAGGCTTTGCCAAGTTCATTGCGCTTGAACAGGCAGTAACCCGCCGATTCTTCCAGCAGGGTGCGAATAGCCGGGTCTTGACAGGCAATTTTGTCAAGCGTCCTGTCCGTCAATTCATCGTAGGCGTTCGGATTGTAATCCCACGGAATGCGGTTGGTTATGATCAGTTCTGACGACGGGGGAACAAAAGCGTTGTCCCGAATGTTCAAAACGCCGTTCTGAAAGGCTATCCATTCGCACGGCGCGGGCGGGGTATTCTCCCTGATCAGAATTTCCAGATAGTCCAGCACTTCCTTTCGGTGAACGCGCTTCAGATCGGGAATAACCTGAATCATGGCCGCTTCAATATCCGCATAACCGGGGGAATAAATGCCGTCCGTCCAGATATGAAGCTGATTATTCACCCGGCAGACGTGGAAATTGTTCTTCAGGTATGTGGCGAATCGGTCAAAAAGAAAGGTTTGTCCCCGAAAGAACACAGGCTTTTTGAAAGCGTCGTCCCGAAGGATGGTTTCAATTTCATCGTCGGAAAGCGGGTCGGTCAACACATATTGATTGATCAATCGAATACATTCCCGGCATTCTTCCACGCTAAAGCCGTTGCCCTGAAGGGTTAGAATGTAATTGAACAGGGATTGATTGCGCCCGTCCCCGGCCTTCATGGTCAAAAATTCAGCGCTTGCCCGAACGGGAAACAACCACTTGGGGATTTCCTGATATTCCTGCCCTTCGTCAATATCCCATTCCACAAAGCGTTCTTTCCCGGCAATTTTCAACACCTCGTAGGAATTGGAAAAGCCCACCTTAATGTCAGCCGTCAGTCCGATTGCAAGGGTGGAATGGGTGGAACACTTGGGAACCTGTGTGTTGGTGAACAGAAAGTGCTTGCCCCGCGTGGTCTGATACACCCGACAATTCAACTGAAGGGCTTCCACGATTTTCATCAAGATTTCGGCCTGTTCCCCGTCGTCCAGATCAACCAGAATGGTGTTCGTTGCCAGAATCCCGGCGTATTCCGGCAGGTCTTTGACTTCATCGAAGCCTTTCAAATCTGTCCGATCTTTATATTTTTCAACGCAATGCTTATTTTTTGTCTGTACATAACCCCGGAAAAACGAATAGTCGGCCAACGTTCTTCACCTCCCTTCATGACCCGCGCCGTTTTTTTTTGTCCGTCCATCAGATCACCCCAAAATCCTTCAGGCGCTTTCGCGCAAGATTGACATACCAGCCTTTATCCAGATTCGGCGGGCAGGATACCCCGTTCACCGCGTCGTTCCAGATGAAGCAATGTTCAGGGGCATTTGAAATCTTTTCAGGAAAGCCCGTTCTTCCGCTGATTTTGAAAACGCCCCCGGCGCTTGGGTCGGTAGACGCGAAAATTCGGATACATTTTTCTTTGATGGGCTTGCCGGGGTTATCGTAGGCAACCTTTACGCCGCCCATTCCGTCCGGCTCTTTATGGTATCGCGCCCCGTACAAAATCCCGGTATACTTGCCCGATATTTTGGACACAAGCTGAAATTCCTTCAGATCGTTGCATTCCTGAATGGTCTGTTCCACAGGAATGTCTTTGACCATAAAATTCACAAGCGCCGTGTTCAGAATGGGCAGATCGTAATCCAGCGGATTCAGCTTTTTGACATATGCGCCCTTGGACTTCCAGCGGGGCTTCCCCTTCTCATTGTAAAGCGCACCGTGGGGAACAACGATATAATTGTTCACGTCCTTCTGAAACACCCGGCGATATTCATCAAATTCAAGATTCAGCCCCGTCCGCTGTTCCCATTCAAAGCAAACATCGTCGATCTTTTCAAAGGCTTCGTCGGAACCATCCGGCAACTTGACCAACACGCCGTCCGTGTTGGACTGAATGATCTGACAGTAGGGTTCCAAACGCTCCATCAGGTCAACCAGCAGAAGTTGACCATAGACGCAGACGCGGTTTGCTTGCAGGGGGTCATATAAAGCGTTATTTGGGTCTTTCATCACGCCGTAGGTGGAATTTAGCACCAGCTTCAAGGGAAGCTGAAGCGGGTTCCCCTCTTTTTTGTACTTCAGGCGCGTATGATAGATTTCAGAATAACGTGACGGGTCGGGAATGTTGCGGGAATGCAGATTGTAACGAATCATCAGCGACGGATACAGGGAAGCCACATCCATGTTCAGGAAATACCCTTCCCCGCAGTATTTTTCAAGCGCACCGTGAACGCCGCCCCAACCAAACTGATGTAGAACCCCGGCAATGAGTGTTTCAAGCTGCATTTTGTTTCCGTGATCGTCGTAATAGCGGCGATTATTCGGGTCTGAATACCAGTCCACCACCTGCCTGTATTTTTCAATGCGCATGGTGGGCGGGAAATCAATGTCAAATTCATCGTTGTGCGGTTGGGGACGTGCGCCCAGAATAATTGCCGAAAGTTGGGGCTTGGTTTTCCCGATCAGCGATAAATCCAACGCCCCGCCCTGACAGGCCAGCTTGACAAGCCCCATATGGGCTTCAAAATCGTCCTTGCGCTTCAGGAAAACCTGAACGGTTTGCTGTACGTCGTGGCGGCAATATTTCACGGTTTCCTGAATTTCCGCTTGCGTCAAGGGGCGGTCAATGTCGAAGGGGACGGACGTTTCCCGAATGTCGTTCCCCATAAAGCCTTCAAAGGTTTTCAAGCCCCTGTCCGTGTTATTCATTACATCGTAGTTGTTCAGGGGAATATTGCGAAACATGGACGAAAACTTCCAACCGGGATTTCCGCGAACAATGATATAATCATTGATTTTCTTCGGGTCGAACCCGCAAAGAATCCCCTTGAAAATGTATTGGTCATAATGGCGGCTGTTGAAGCCCACCCAAATGTCCTTCTGATTTTCGTCATACAGCCGTTTCAGGCCGTCCGGGTCGTCGATGATTACATGTTCCTTTTTACGGGTCATGTCCATGATCACGACAAGCCAGTTGTATTTGAACACTTCAAAGTCATAGAACAGCACCGGGTTCACCGTCCTTTTCATCAGAATGAAAACCGGGGCGGCTTTGTTGAACCGCCCCGGCGCAAGTGTGATTATTCGACCTCGAAAACCTCTTCGATTTCAAAGGTCGGATAGCCCTTATTATTCTTTCCGTAAACAAGACCGTATTCCAGCTTCTTGTCAATGGCTTCGGCAACGTTCATCAGCATTTCGCCGTACTGCCGATAGGACGTAAATTCCACATTCACGCCGGAATCCAGCGAACGGACGAACTCGTTGAACATGTGAACCTGAAACGCCTGTTCCAGCACCTGATTGTAGAAAATGCGGGAACCCTTATATTCCCCGGTTAGCACCTTGAACCAGATCGTCCCCATCGGCTTACCGTTCTTGGACGAAACCAGTTCCAGCTTCTCCACGGCGACTTCATAGGTTCCTTCGGGAACCTCACGATAGGACGGGGAATCCGCGCTGTTCTTCACCTCGTCGGCAAGGGCTTTGGTGTCAATCGCGTTGTCAAACTGATCCCAGATATTCTTTTCAGACATGGTAAAATCCACCTTTCTATTTGTGCTTTATTGCTGGAAAAAGAAAAAAGGGCGGCTTTGAGCAAACCGCCCCATGATACAAAGAATTATTCAGCCCGCTTGCGGCGCGTCCGAACCTTGGGAACATCGTTCTTCGGCGGTTCGGGCGGGTCGCCCGTGTTGGGGTCACAGGTTGCGTTCACGGGCGCGTCGTTGGGCGTTTCGGGTTCGTGCCAAGGCGGGGTTTCTTCATCCTTGGACGCGGCGGGGGTGATCGCTGCCGGGGCGGGGGCTTCCGCCTTTTCCCTGCGCCCGGACAGGGTTTTCTTCGCGTTGGTGTTGGCTTCGTTGTATACGGCGACAAAAGCATCATATTCAAGCGGAATTTCCCTCTCTTTGATGGTCAAGCGCCCGCCGCTGAAGATGTTTTCCGTGCATTTGAAGGACAAAACCCGGTCGTCCCCGTCAGCGACGACACGCGCCACAATGTCCACCATGCCAGCAATCTTATTGGCAATCTTTTCCTGAATGTTGGGCTTGATTGCCGTAACTTTATCGCCGCCCTTTTTGGTCAGATCGCGGGAAGTATCCTCATGGGAAATCAGGATGATATTTTCATAATCAAGGTTCGTCACCTTGCGAATATTGGACAGAAATTCGGTTCGCACCTTGTCCCATGCCCGATAGGAATCATCCGATTCATGGGAAATTCCCAACTGATCATACATGTACAGGCGGCAAGCCTCATACACATCTTCGGTCAGGTCAACGATGATCGTTTTGAAATCATTTTGCTTCTTTTCAAGCTCGGTGACAACCTCCTTGAAAATTGACCATGCGAACGTCCGATTGGTCAAGCGGCCGTTCATTTCCACCTTGTCCTTGATGGGAATGAAGGGCGCGTCCACAAACTTAATGTTTCCATCCGTATTCAGCATCAGGGGATTCGGAAACTGATTGGCAAACCAAGTCTTGCCAGAAAAAGGCGCACCATACAACCAAATCACGCGCTTGGTAACGGCGCTCAAATCACGGCGGGCGGTAGACGGTAACAACATGTAATCAAGTCCTTTCTTGCAATAGTCGGCATATTCGCAGTAGTTACACAGAAACGAAGGGGCTTTGGGGTATTCCGTGGCTTCCAGAACGTGTTTCACGCCGGAAAGAAAGCCGATCACCTTTTCAGGCTCATATTCCACAGGCAAGAAGCGAATTTCTTTTTTTGAAAGTTCACTTTCAATTCTGCGTCTGTAATCCTGAAGGCTTTCGCCCCTGACGGTTTTCACGTTTACCTTGGGAACGATGATATAATTCAGTTTTCGGATTTTCTTTCCCGGATTCAGCTTTTCAAACCAATACTTGTAAAGGTGAAGCTGTTCGGATTCCGCATAGCGGGAACTGCTGTTGGACGTGTATTTGTAATCAAACAGATCGTACACGTCGGGAACCTCGGTTGCATGGAACCCGGTTGCCGGGGCTATCAGGTCGATAAACCCGATGAAATCCGCGTCGGCCAGCATCATTTCCGCTTCCCCTTGGGGTATCATCGCCCGAACGCGGGGAATCCACCATTCCAGTTTAATTTGTTCGGTAATGTGGGCATCCGTAATGATGGGATAGGCGTTCAGGTATTCCGAAACGCCCGCCTGAACGCCCTGCTCAATTCCCGTATGCAGGGCGTGACCCAGAATCAGCGGGTCGGCAGGGTCGTCGGACGGAAGGGTTCGGATTCCGTCAAGGTATCGCAGTTTGTACTTGAATGGACAGCTTTCAAAGCATTCAAGGCGGGAATGGCTAAATTGCATTTCATCACCCCTTTCACAATTTCCTTGAACCGTTCAAACCCAGCCGGGTAAAGAACCAGCGCCAAGGAACCCGCCGCGTTGATCTGCCGGATATTATGCTTTTGCAGGTCGGACGGTCTGCCCTTTTCGGCTTTCAATTCCACGTCAAGGGAAATTCCGTTCACCACCAAATGCAGATCAGGCAATCCGCCCTTGCTGAAGCCGCCGCCCCAGCGCTTTTCATAGTAGCCGATAGGGGGAACGGGCATCCTGTCCCGCGCCCTGCCAAGGGGATAAATCCCCAATCCTTCCAACCAACGCTTCACGCGGTTTTCAAAGCTCTTTTCTTCTGCCATTTAATCACCAGCCTTTTTTTTTGTTCGACAAATCAGCCCGGTTCGATATGCGTGAAGGGTGTTTTCTGACGCTGTAACCCATTCCAGTTGTGAAGCGCGGCAGTCATGCTTTTTCCCGTGCTTATGATTGACAATCGGCTTGTTTTCAGGGTTCGGAATGAAAGCCATAGCAACCAGAATATGAAGGCGTTCACAGCGTCCGTCAATTTTCACCCGCAGATACCCGCGCCCATCGTCATAGGGCTTCAGAATTTTCCCGGTCTGTTCATTCCTGCACCTGCCCATTGTGGATACAGCATACCGGGGATGATTCGGCGCGGGTTTCCAGCGCTCTTTCATTCCTTGATTTCCACCTTGACATAGGCAGATTTGGCGCTTGTCTTGCTGCACTCTTCCGCAATGGCAGGATACTTTTTCTTCAGCTTGGCCGAATCAATGGACGTGGCGGTTGTGGCGGCAATGTAGGTCACTTTCAGAAGATCGTTATCGAACATCTTCACGCCGTATTCCTCCATTGCTGCCTTCAGCTTATCCTTCATGTCCTTTTCCTGCACTTCAAGGGCTTTCTTCTGCGAAACAATGTCCCTGATCTTCTGCATGATGGGCAGAGTTTTTTCCTCAATCGGGGTCAGGGCGTTTTCCAGTTCCATCTTGTCACTGCACGATTCAAGGGTTTGTTCACACATTTCCGGGCAAACGTCTTTGTCTGCGCAGAAGAAGCAACAGGTGTGATTTTCCTTGACAGGACAAAGATTGCGGCATTGATTCACGGTTCATTCCTCCATTTCTCTGAACAGTTCGTCGGTGAAATCCCGACGCTGTTCCAGCGTTTTCAACAGCGCTTCTTCCACGCTGCCGACGCAGATCAGCAGGTAATAGAAGCAGGGGCGATTCTGACCGATTCGGTGAATCCGCTTTTTCGATTGTTCAAACAGTTCAGATTTATCGGTCAGGGTGAAATAGACAATGACGTTTGCCTTCTGAAGGTTCAAGCCCATTGCCCCTGCCTGATATTGAATCAGGGTGACGGAATCGGTCTGTTCTTCATAGGCAGTCAAGTCTTTGATTTTGCCGTTCACCACGGACAGGGGGCGTTCTGCCGCCTTGACTGCTTCGGTTAAAACGGCAAGTTCGGCGTTATAGTTGTAGAAAACAATCAGGCGTTCCCGCGTCGCTGAAAGCAGATCGCAAAACGCCTGAAGTTTGTGGTGGTTGTAATGCCCGCACAGTTGGCGGGAATACAGAAATTCGGTCAGCGTGGTATCTCCGATCAGTTCCGCGCCGTCCGGGGCAATCACAACCTTCTTTTTTCGGAACTTCCTGTATTGGGGAATGGCAGGAACCCGAACGGTCACAAAATTCTGTTCCGGCAGGGTAAAGCATTCTTCCGTTTTCAGGAAAAACGCTCCATGTTCCCGAAGTTTTGACTTCAGCCGATCAACGTTCCTGTATGGGTGTTCCTTGTTCACCCGGCGAACAGGAAACCCATCAACCTCCACCGTTTCCCAGTTCACATATTGACGGTTGTACAGGTCGTTCGATATTCCCAAGCCCAGCAAATGAATCTGTGACCACAGATTTTCATACTTGCCTGAAACCGGGGTTCCCGAAAGCAGAATCACGTTTGCCGGGTTCATGTTCAAAACGAATTTTGAACGTTTCGCCTTCTCATTCTGAATCAGGCTTGATTCATCCAAAAGCAAGGTGAACCCGGACAAGGAAAGAAGCTGACTGCGCCGGAACAGCAGGTCATAGTTGATGATTCCAACCCGCAATCCCACGCCCACAGGCCGGGAAACGAAATCGTCAAATTCCTTCGGATTGGTCAGATCACGAACCGTCACATTCGGATAATGAACTTTGAAATGTTCAAGCCAATCCTGAACCTTCGATTTCTGACAAACGACAAGGTTTGAATCGGCGTTCAACTGCACCAGCTTTTCAGCGCCCACAAAGGTTTTTCCCAAGCCCATATCCCAATAGTAGGCAACCCGATTTAGATTCTTGGATTGCGCAAGGGCTTCTGATTGGTGAGCATATAACCGCATTCATTTCAGCCCCCTTCAATTCAGGTGATAGGTAAAGGGTTCGGGCGCGTCAGGATAACGAACCGCAATGTCGCGCAAATCTTCCGGCAGGATGATTTCAAAGGCTTGCCAATTCGTCCCGTAGGTATCCCAATTATTCGGGGGAATCATCCCGCGCCGGGTCAGCGGCCAGAACCAGCGGTAATCCACGGTATCAAACCGCTTCCAGCCCCAGCGCATCAAGGTAATCGTGCGTTCATAGCGGAACGCAACCGCTACAACCATTTCCCCGGAATGAACCAAGTCGGTAACTGTCAGGGGTTTGCCCAGCATTTCGTCCAGTTGGGTAAACCGCTGCCCGAACAGTTTGTTGAAAAACAACATTTGCCGAACCTCCATCTTTTTCTATTGCCGTTCAAACAGCTTGTAAATCTCCATCAACTCCCGAACAAAAACAAACAGGCTGTTTTTATCAAGCAGTCCGTTCACCAGTCCGTCCTTCATGGATACGGTTTCTTCGCCTGTGTCCACCTCGAACACGCATCCGTCCCCTTTGAACTCAATGATTCGCCGTTCCTTCAGAATGGTCAGGGTTGGGGCGAAGGAACTGAACGTGGAATCGGAAGGTTCCACGTTTGCGGCTTTTTTTTGTTCCATCATCGGGTTTTCTTCCTTTCTAACAGGTTCTTCATATCGGCCAGTAACGACCGATTCAGGAACGGGAAGGGGCTTATTCTGCGCCAATGCGTTTGCGACGCTTCGGGAACGCTTTCCGATAAAGGCGTAAACGCTGGACACGGAACAACCGATTCGTTGGGCAATCTGCTTATTGGAAAGCCCTTCGGATTCCCGCAAATACAGCATTTCAGAAGGCGAAACTTCCTGCTTCAGCGGCTTTCGCATTCTGACGCGCACCCCCTTTCAATGTTTGTCAGCCATTGTTCGGACATCGCCCTTGCTATTCCGGGGAACGTTTTGGCACGATTTTTCGCATCTGCACCTCGCTTTGCAACCCCGTATTTATCCTTGATCTTACGACTTGTTCCCGATGGAACATAAGGGGCAAGCGGAACGGCGTTAGGGGAAACAGGAACAAGCAAAGGCAAGTTTTTCAACCACAGTCCTGTTTTTTTTTTGTCCACGGATGAAAACATGTCTTGTCATCGGTATATTGGTATTCGTAAGGTTGAATCCATTGCGAAACGGGCGGCAACTCAAAAATGCGACTTGGTAACGGGTTTTCAATCGCAATTCGCGGACAATTTGCGTTATAGAATTTCATGAAAAATGCTTTAGCTTTCAATCCTTCAACGTATCGCGCATGATCAATTTTCCCTTTTTGTGGATATAGCCAACGTGCGCCAGCGTTTGAAAGGAACGTACAAGGTGGGTGTGCAATCAACAAATCCCATGTTCTTTCAACGATGTGAAATGCACCGTTCATTGTTTGAAAAGTGCAATTCCCATTTATAATTGAAAGTGCATCATCTTGAACATGCCATTCTGGATGATTACCGCTGCATTCTTGAATATCACAGGAATATGCTTCATGCCCGCGTTTTCGCATTGCCAAGCAAATTGCCTGACTTTCTTCACAGGCAATTAGAACTTTCATTCCTGCATCCCCTGTTCTTCGGGAACGGGTTTGACCGCTTTCATCTTTTCCGGCTGAACCACAGTCTTTTCCCTGATCAGCTTCTTCAGGCGGGAATTGGTGCTGAACAGCTTGATCGCCAGCGCGGAAGTGAAAGCGTCGTAATCGTTGGGCGTGGTTTCCGGGGCGCACTTGACAACCGTTTTCGTACCGTCCTTCCAAAACACAACGGTTGCAACGCCGGATTTCAGAATGCGCACGGGAATGAAAAGCGCCGGAACGATGGTCATGATTCGTTCAAGCGCGGCCTGATTCATTGCCGCCAAACGCGCCTTTTCCAGCGCGATTTTGACATTCATTTCCTTTTCGGCGCTGATCTGTTCAGCGGACTTTCTAACCTTCCGAACTCTGGTTCCTTCCATGATTTTATCCTCGCTTTCTCAATTTCAGCCGATATAATCGGCAAATTTCTTGGGGCTGATATGATACGACCACTTGCCGGACGGCATCATGACCGCAAAACCAAACGGGGCGGTTGCCCGCTGAAGGGCGACACGGATAAACTGTTCCGATTTGCCCAGCTTCTTTGCCGCCGCTTCAACGGTCACTTTTTTCATGGGTTCGCCGTTCGGCGCGGCATCCATGACCGGGTTTTCACCCAGCAGATAATCCACCGACGTTTCCAGAACGTCGGCCAGCTTTTGAACCACAGCGGCCTTCGGTGTGGTCTTGCCGGAAAGATACTGACTGATTCCAGATTTCGCAAGCCCGGTCAGCGCGGAAAGCTGCGTCTGCGTCATGTTCCGTTCGTCCATGACGGCCTTCAGATTCTTGGAAAACATCTGGTGCTTCACTCCTTTTTCGTGTTTGGAAACCACATAGGATTCAGGTTGTAGGCCGTCCCGCACAGCAGACCAAACGAAAACGCGGGGTCATCCGTCTGATAGCACAGCCCCCACGGGGCGGGTTGACCCTTGCGCTTCGCGTCCATCGTCTGCTTATCCAGATAGGAACAGCGGTCGGCATCCGTCAGAAATTTCAAGTCCCGCACAATACAGGCGGCATTGATTTTCTTCGTCATAGCGGATATCCTCCGAAAATGCGTGTAGATTATAAATCTACATCAAGGGCAAAAAAATCCCGTTCACGTCCTCGTCCTTGATTTCAAGCAGTTCAATCAGCGCATGGATTTCAGAAGCCTTAAATTCGCGCTTATTGTTGATCTTGTAATTCAGGGAAGCCGTGGTGATTCCAAGGTGGGCGGCAACCTGTTCCTGAATAAATCCACGTTCCAGAATCAACGCCCTTAATTTCTTGGTGTTCGTCATTCGGTTTCACATCCTTTCTTCGACTGCATCCAGTCGATTACAGGCAAGTTCAAAATAATGTTCATCGGTTTCAAAGCCGATATAATGTCGATCTGTTTCAACAGCAGCAACGCACGTTGAACCCACACCCATGCAGTTGTCAAGAACAACTGCACCGGGATTTGTATATGTACGAATCAGCCATTTTAACAAATCAATGGGTTTCTGTGTCGGATGAAGGCGTTTCCCATCTCGTGCAAAGGAAAGAATAGACAAGGGATTCCGTTTACCATCCTTTGATTCTGACCACGCTTCACCACGCTGTCCGTAATTATCGGACAGTCTGCCGTTCTTTGTGCGTTTATATGGCGTACTATACCAAGCCTGTTTATTGTAAATAGGCTTTTTTTTTGTAGAAAACGCAAATATCTTCATGCGATTTCAAAGGCTTGACATTCGCATTCAGAAAATCGCATCCGCGTTGCTTATCCCAAATCAGGTTATAACGCCACATTGACACATTAGAAAGAACCAGCTTGGCCGTGAACAGTCCATCAGCAAATAGCACAATAGTGCCATGATCTTTGATTATCCGTCGATATTGAATCCACAAAGTTTCAAAAGGAAGTATTTCATCCCATTTGTTTCTCGTAGTTCCATAGGGCAAATCACATAGAATTAAATCAATCGACGAATCCGAAATCCTGTTCATTCCTTCCAGACAGTCCATGTTATAAATCACATCAACATCCAGAAGTCATTCCTCCAATTCCAGTTCCACGTTACAATCCCCACAGATAACCCGAACTTCCTTTGTGGCGCGAATAATCAGGCCACAGCACGGGCAAACATATTTTCGGGACGAATTGGAACCAGTTTTCTTCAGTTGGGGAAGTTTTTGCCGGAAGATTTGAAAGGCGCTGCCGTCCAGCGTGGCGACAAATGCCTTCGTTTCATCGTTCAGGCTTGTTACAGTCCAACCATATTTTTCATCGCGACCAATTACCAAACCATGCTGTTCAGCAGTTTGTTTGAACCGCTTGTTGTGATATGCGCCGTTCCTGCTTGTGTCCTTGATTTCCTTGGCGATATTGTCAAGGTGAACCATTTCGTGAAGCAGGGTTGCGCATACTTCTTCAAATGGCCGGGTCAGATGTTCGGCGCACAGGTTGATTTCATAGAAGCCGCCGTCTTTGGATTCATCGTCTTTGGCCTTCCATGCTTTCCACGTTGTACACCAGCCATAAGCCCCGGAAGTTACGTCAGGGGAAACGGCAATCACGGGCGCTTCCAATTCCTCGTTGAAAAACTTCATGTTGAATTGCTGGAACAGATTTTCCAGCGCGGCAATGACAGAACCAAGGCTTTTTTTTTGTCGCTTCCATGATTGCCGTTCACCTCCTTTTTTTTCTGTTTGACATTGAAATTGCAGTTTACATTCAAAAAGGTTCTTCGCGTATCGCATCCATAGTGACAACCGACCACGCTTTTCAGGTCTATGACCAAACCCGCAACCCGCGAAGGGTGAAGGTGATTGTTTTTGGCGAAGCGCTCTGGTTTCTGTCCTCTATGGGGTCTTGGTGGGTGAATCCCGTCCACCCTGTGCAGTTGTCAAGGTGCTGCCCACTCTGCGTTTTTACGGGCTTGTGACCGTTCCCGGCAGGTCATCGCCGGAAGCCGCATTAGGCGGGGCTTTACGCCCCGGAATCAGAACAGTCCTGAAGGGTCATCTTCTCCATAGGCAATCCCAACGTCCCAGATCATCCACTTAACCCAGCGGGATTCAGACCCGATCTTGCCCAGAATTTCGTTTGCGACTTCCAGCGCTTCACCGATGTTTCGTGCCTTCAGCCAGTAAAAATTATCTTCGTGCGCCGTGCCGTCAGGGGTGATGAATGCAAAATCGACCTTCCATTCCTGAAATTTGGTGTTCAAGAACTTTTGAACACGGGCATCATTCGCGGCTTTCATTTCGTCCATCAGCTTCAGCTTTTCAGTAATAGTCATTCAGATCAACCGTCCTTTCATCGTTCGGGGGTTGTTCCCGGTCGGGTGGTAGGCCGACCGGGAAAAGGGGTTTAGGCTTTGTAGATTTTCAATCTACGCTTGAAGTATAGCATGTTGTAGATTACTTGTCAACACTTTTTTATAATTTTTTTCTAAATTCGTTGATTGAAAATCTCGTTCATGCTATACTACAAAGGAAAGGGGGTAATTTAGAATGACAATCGGGGATAAACTCAAGCAATTACGGCTTGAACGGGAATGGTCACAGGAACAGGTTGCCCGAATGATGGGCTATAAGTCCCGGTCAACCATCAACAAAATTGAATTGGGGGTGAATGAAATAACCCAATCCAAGATTGTTGCCTTTGCAAATCTGTTCGGGGTGGAACCGTGGATGTTGCTTAATGACGAACCGCTGAACATAGAAGCAATTAAAAGTCAATGGGCGCTGACCGATAAAGAACAGATCATCAAAGCAGAAGTCAAGGTATACGAAGATGTGCAAACCATGTTTGGGAAAAGCGCCGCTGAACTTTTGTCCTGCTTTACCCAGATGAATAAAGCTGGACAGGAAAAAGCGCTTGGACTGCTCCAAGACTTGCTTGACGTGCCGAAATATCGAAAGGATGGGAAGGGCGAATGAAGCGTCTGATTGCTTTACTGTGCGCAATTCTGCTGATGTTCGCTTCTTCGGCAATGGCTGAACTACAAGAAATAACCCTTGAACCCGGAATGTACGAAATCGGGAAAGACATTGAAGCCGGGAAATGGGAATTGGGTTTCGTCAAATCCGATTTTTCAATTCGGCTTGATTACGGACGTTTTGACGCTGAAGAAAACCCGGATATTAGCTATCCTTACTTTTTCAGCGCATCGTTCATGATGAAATGGAACCAGAACCCGAAGTTGACCGTGTATTTGCTGGATGGGGACTTTTTGAAAGTCAGCTTCAGTTCTTGCACACTATATCGGGATGTTCCCCAAAAATAAAAAATGTCCCGGTCAGCTACCACACAGACCGGGACGTGACGCACAACCCAAACCCCTTGAAAAAGAACGGGCGCTTGTCATTTGTATTCTACCACAAACCAGCGCAAATGACAACGCCGTGTAACAGATGATTGACCGTTGTAACAGATCGTCGGGAACATCTGTAACAGTCGAAAACCCTTGGTATATCGGGGTTTTCAAGCACTCGGAACAGGCTTGTTACAGATCAGCCCTATTATATTCTTTATATTAGCTCTTAAAGGACGAAAGACTTTACTTTCGTACCTTTCAAGATTCGTAATCATTCAGGGTATAGAAGTATCTGTTACATCCGTTACATCTGTTACAAGCCCCGAAGAATAAGGCTTTTCGGCGTTACAGATGTTCCTTTTTATCTGTAACGCATCCGTTACAGCCACAGAAAGGACGTTGGCATTATGCGCAATCCGAACGGATACGGTTCTGTTGTCAAACTATCCGGCAATCGCCGGAACCCATACGCCGCACGAAAGACAAAAGGTTGGGATGATCGCGGGTATCCCATCTATGACACAATCGGCTATTATCCCACCCGCGAAGCTGGAATGATCGCCCTTGCGGAATACAACCGCAACCCTTACGACATCAACGCCGCCAAGGTGACATTGGCTGAACTCTTTGAAAAATGGTCTGAAAAGAAACTCCCCAAGCTATCATCTTCTTTGCAATCGTCCCTGAAAAACGCATATGGACACACCAAATCAATTCAGGGAATGCGTTACAAAGAAATCAGATCATTCCACATGCAGGATTGTATTGATAATTGCGGTTGCGGATACAGTACCCAAGGGGCAATCAAAAACCTGTTTGGGCATCTTGACCGCTTTGCAATGGAACTGGATGTGATTCAGAAGATGTATTCCACCCTGACAACTGCCGCCCCGGTTCCCGAAACTTCCAAGGTTCCGTTCACGGACGACGAAATTGAAAAGTTATGGACAATTCAGAATCAGGAATGGGTTGATACCGTGCTGATCTTGCTTTATTCGGGTTGGCGCATTACTGAACTGTTGACGTTGAAATCTGAAAACGTCGATCTGGAACACGGGACAATGAAGGGCGGCATAAAAACCCGAAACGGCAAAGATCGCATTGTTCCTATTCATTCAAAAATTCAACCGTTCGTTGAACAATGGATGAACCATGGAACGGAATATCTGATTACCGATAAAGACGGAAAGAAAATGACCGATACACAATATCGCCCGTATTTCAAGGTAATCATGGAACAGTTGGGCTTCAGTCATTGCCCCCACGAATGCCGCCATACGTTGCGGTCAAGGCTGGATTCTGCCGGGGCAAACAAGAAGTGCATTGACATGATCTTGGGACATAAATCAAAGGACGTGGGCGAACGTGTCTATACTCATAAAACCGTCGCTGAACTCAAAGCCGCGATTGAACTAATATCGCGTTAGTAACACAAAAAGCCGGAAGTCCCCAATTTACAGGGACTTCCGGCTTCAGTTTATACATTATATCATATTTATTTGTACCATATGGATTCTCACTGCCATTCTCTTGAATCCATTGCTTCTCCAAAGCGAAGTTAATAATCAGTTGCAATGAGTTATTGGAAATACGCAGTGCTTGTGCATCGATGTACTTGTATTTGTCAATTGCCAAGAGCATTGCACGAAGTTTTTTATGCATCGTTTCAATTCTGTTGGGTTTTCGTGCAGGATAACGTGTCCCATCAAGAATCGTAAAGCTGCCATCCTCATTTTTGGTAACTCCCGGAATTTCTTTATACCTTTTCTTGACTTGCTTCACCTTGACACCAGCTTGATTCGCTAATTCTTCAATTGTCATTGCGATTACCTCCATTAAAGCTTCTTATTTTATTTTGTTTAGTAAGAAAACACATCCGATTCAAGATTCACCCACAAAGCGGGGCGGACAGAACCGGAGACACGGATGACATCGTCGCCGCGGAACAAACCGTAGCCGAGCACGTACGCGGCACTGCTCTGATAGAAGCCGGGCGACCGCAGCCACCACCACCCGGCATCAGTGCTGTCAGCAGTCTTATTGGAAGAACTTGCCCATGCTCCCTGCGCAATCGCATACGCCGTCGGTGCTACACGTGACTTCGTGTTGCTGATGTTGTCATACGTTACACCGAAGTACTTGTTCGCTTCCGCATAACTTAACAGGAACACTTTGTCCTCCGTGTTATTGCCGCCGCTCGTACTCCACTTGCTGTACCCCTGATTCTTGCCATTGTCCACACTCGTCGTCAGAATCGCCGCCTGCTCGTCGCTGCTGAACGCCTTGTTGTAGAATGTGACGTTCAGCCACGTCCGCAGGGTGCAAGTCTCCCAAGTAACGCTGGTATGGTCTGTGTTATATGGCTGTGCATCCAGCCCGTAACGGCTAATCAGCAGAGCCTTGTTGCCATCCCGCGCCAGCACAAGCCACTCAATCGGTGTCATATCTTCTCCGGCAGTGGTTTGTGGGTATTCACCGAAAGTAACGTAGTTGCCTACTGTAAATTGGGCTTCACGTGCTTCTAATACTTTTTTCGCCGCCACGATATTATCATCTTCTATCAGCAGTTTATCAACATCTTTGTAACCTGTAAGCGTCACATAAATGGCATATGCTTCATCGTATTTTCCAAAGGCATTTAGATTCGTCGCTTTCTGATATTTCGTCTCCGTAACCTGCGCCGCCGCGTCATAGTAATTTCCCAACTCGGTAAATAGCGCAATTGCCTCGTCATACTGCCCATTCTCGCGCAATACCACTGCCTGCTGATACTTGTTATTGGGGATAATCACATTCGGAATGCACCAAGCAATAGCGCACGCAATCACCACCAGCACAACCGCCGCAATCGTCAGCGTTTTCTTCCTGCGCTCTTTTGCTTTTCTTTCCTTCTCCTCCGCGTTCCTGCATTCCTCATACCGCTGCTCGGCTTGCTTCCGCAGCTCCTCCACGTCGCGGTAGCCGTTCAGCCCTTCGCGTGCCAGCTTCTGAATGGCTTCTCTCCACTTGTAGCTGCTTCGCTCGGCTTCCTGCATCGCCTTTACCGCGTCGTTGTAGGCGTTTTCGCGAACATTCTCCGCGTCCTGCAAGCACTGCTCCGCCTGCTGCTTCGCATCCTTGTAGCCCGGAATCTGCCCAAACTGTTTGGCGAGCGCTTCCAAATACGCCGCATCCATCAAGTCGGGCATTCCGATTGCCTCTCTCCTCGCGCTTGCTTTTTCGTAAATCGCTTTCAGCCGCGCCTGTTCCGCCAGCGCAAGGCACTGCTGGGCGCGCGCTTCTTCTCCCTTGATTTGCCCAAACATCGCCGCCGCGACTTTCAGCATGCCTTCGGTCACGTCGCGCGGGTCACCGTCCGCCGCCA